GGGCGGCCACCCGCATAGGGGGGAAAGGAACAGAGAGGACCCAAAGTCTCTTTTTAAATGCGTCCCAGAAGCCCATAGAAGCCCGTACAGTGCCCTTAGTGCACATGCCAGCTACCCCCATAGCTTGATACACTAACGCCTGTGTGTGGGCGTGTATGGGGCGTATGTGCGATGTGTGTATATATCAGACTGTGCCTAAAGGGGTATGTGTGTGGTGCACGGGTGGATGAGTACATACCGGGTACGTATGGGGTACGGGGTATGCATGGGGTCAGGGGTGCGTGTGCACCCTGCCCCTACATGGTGTGGTGTGTGGCCCTGCCCCTATCCCCACATGAAGAGGGCTATAAAGGTGATGACGAGTAAGACGGCCGACGCCCTATGCCACCACCACAGCACAGCATGGGTACGTGCACGACGTGCCATATGTTCGTACATAACCATGGGTATGTTGCCGTGGTGTGTGGGGTGCGGGGTATCATGCAGCCCAAGCTCGTGTAGCTGTGTATCATCGAGCTGTGCAAGCGCATCCTGCAATGATGTGGCCGGGGCATGGGGTGCCACGGGGATACGGCGGGATGTGAAGCGCATGCCCACCACGTTGCCCTTGCCTTCAAGCGCTTCCGAGAAGGGCACGTCTGCCCCTATCGGCTTGCCATCGGCGTATATGGTCACATTGCTATCAGCGGGTAGCTTGTACACGTTAAGCGTGCCCTTGGGCTGTGTGCCCGCCGTGCCACCCGTTGGTGTGGTATCCGGGGCAGGCTTCATCAGCTTAGGGAAGATCGGGGCCATGGGGATTTCCTTTCGGGAGAAGGATGCAATCGGGGCCATCGACATCAAGCCCTTCGCTTACGGCAAGTTGCTGCATTGGGCACAGCTCGCCCCACTTCACGCTAACGCCATGGATATCACAGGTTACGGGATCGCTATCCTTGGGCGTGTATGTTCCACCATCGGCAAGCTTAATCTTCATCTATTTGCCCACCACAACAGGCGCACCCTTGGGCACGCACCTGTAATCAACGCGATGGCCCCAAAGGGGGTCTATCTTGAACATAACTTCAAGCCCCGAAGCACGGCACATTGCAACGTTCTGCTCGTGCAGGGCATCGCGATCACAGCCAGCTAACGCAAGGCCGATGAATGCAGCAAGAATGATAAAGCGCACGATGGCTATTCCTCTTCTTCCTTGAAGCCAATCACCATAGCGCCCGTTGGGGCCATGTTAACCTCTATCACGTCTTCTAGATCGCCTAGCATCTCGATGGCTAGAAACAGCTCTTCGATGTCGTTGATTGCGGCAGCTAACAGGGCGCGTGCGGCAACCAATTTATAGCTTGTGCTTGGCTTTTCAGCCTTAAGCGCATTAGCGGCTTCGCGCCATTGATCGCGGTTATGGCGCATTAGGTGTCTTTCATCTTGGCCGTGATCATCTTGCAGCATGCCCGATATCCAAGGCATAATTCCTTCGCCTTAATATCGTTGCCATCGGATGGCCACATCAAGCCGCCTTCCGGATATGTTTCCATGCATAGCAAGGCAAGGGCCACACGCACGGTCATTGCCTCACCATTGGAAAGGCGCTTGCCGTTGATGATGATTTCCGGCTCATCGCCTAATGCCATTATTCGCCGCCTTCCTTGGGGTTAAGGCGACGCTGCAATTCATCGCTTGCGTATGAACTGACGCGGCTTAATACGCCCTTGCTACAGCGGTCCATGGCTATGCGGTTTGCACCACCCGTTGCGCTATGGGCAATGGCATGCGCTATTGATGCGATCACACGCCCAAGCATCGCCTCAGCCACGGTTTGGTCTTCAAAAAGAAGCTCGTTAAGGATGCGCTGCTCTGTAACTTCGATGTCCTCTTTGCGCATGGCTAAATCCTTACCTCGTTGAACGCATCTGCGGGGAGCGTGAATGTCTCGTATTCGACGGTTGGCAGTGAAACTTCCCCAAGCGCTTCATTGGCCAGCTTGCGGCCCTTCTCGCTTAGCCGGTAGAAGCGCCTACGGGGCTGTGTGATCGGGGCAACCTGGATTTCCCAATGCGCCACAACCAAGCGCGCCTTGGGGCCGCGCCAGCGGCGAAGGATAGGGTAAACCGTGCCTGTGGGAAGGCCGGTTAACCGCACGATATCCGCGCCGCAAATCTTGTTGCTTTGGAGAAGGCACTTCAGCACCTTGAGCGAGGCGAAGGTAAGGCTAAGCTTCATGTGGCCTGCTTTCTAGCGCTTTGGCATAGCGATGAAACGCACCGTCAACTTCCATCTGGGTATCATATGGGCCGTGCCTGTGTGCCCATGTTTCGTCCCAGAAATACCACTTGCCGTCTTCCTTATCCCTGTGAACAGGATTGGGCGGGGCGATAGGCTTGGCCAGTTCGATCTTAAACAGGCTAAGGCACATTTCAGCCTGAGCATGGCTTCCATATGGGCCGCCTAGATAAGCGCCCTCTCTAAACCACCAAAAGCCAGCGGCACGATAAGGTTTAGACATTGGCCTGCTTTCTAACCTTGTTCGCAAGGTTCCGCAAAAGCCTATATGATCCTGCCTTGCCGCGTGGCGTGATGCCGATAGCGGCCAGCTTATCGCGAATGCTATCCAGTGCAGCCGTGGTCTCGATGCATTCGACAATGTGTTTCCATTCCGCAAGGCTTAGCCGCACGGCCTGACCGTGCCGTGCGTGCGCTGTATCCGTTGCGGGATTATCCGTAAGCGCGGATTTTCTCATGATCACTTGCCCCTTGTGGGTATGTAAGAGCCTACAGGATCGATATCAGACGAAGGAATGTAGGCCGGAAACATCTGCTCCTTAATGCGATAGCGCAAACGCATCAGATAGGCTGAGACATCGCTATCGGCCTGGATATTGGCGCTTGATTTGATTGCGCCTAACACATGCTCCCATTCTTCCTGCGAGAGCGTGATATCCATGGTTCTGCATTGTGCAGCGGCATGGCCGCGTATCTGGTCTGGTTTTCTCCACCCTATGCGCGTGGGATCATCCATTGCCTTGGATTTCGGCCTGTATTCTTCCCGCCCCGTGCACGCTGGCCAAAAGTACTCCCAGCCCCAAAAATAGGCCGCTACAAGGCCACGCCCCACCATGACCAGGGCAAGGGCGCACACGATCAGAAACAGGGCTGTGGCGAAAGCCGCAAGATCATTTCCCATCGTGAATGCACTTTCCGCCAAAGCCGATGGCATTGCGCACAAAAACCCCGCCGCTTTCGTTGCATTCCAGGTCTTTCAAAAACCTGCCCATTGAAAATGTCAGCATCACCACAACGAACAGGGCAAGTAAGATGCTGACTACCAATTCAAGGCCGTTCATCCCAGCTCCTTCCACCAATCTAAACGACGTATATCCGGCGCATCTGGCATATGCACCTTGCCGCGTATTCTTTCGGGGCCGCCGTATGCATTGTCATCGCAATGGCTGCATAGATTGCATTGCCCCATATCATCGATCACACCAGGGCAGGGCTGTGGCCCCGCCTGTTGCTTTGGCTTGCGGTTGACGTAGATGTAGACAAACCATGCTGCGAACGCTGGTACGATGATGGAGAGCAGCGGCATAAGCTGCCAATGCATGGGAATTCCTTTCGACGGTGCGATGTTATCCCCTAACGCGCAACCCAAGTCGCACAGCCAGGGCCGTGTCTATCTCGGCAACAATACGGTCGCGAATGGCGATGGCCTCGCGCACATCATCTATGCCGCTTAGTTGCTGGATGAACTTGGGCGAACTTTCGGTGACGCCATGCGTGTTGATGTGCAGCCATTTAAGGCGGTTTGCGATCACGGTTGCAACCACATCGCCTAGCAGGCTTTCATAATGGCCATCTTCCGAGATCGCGCCCACGGCCCTATCATGGCGCATCTGGCGAGAACGGCCGTTGTCTTCGCTTTCCCGTTCGGCATCCACTGTGCCTAGCAAGCTCATCCCATGCGCCTTTCGATAAGCGCCGCGATGATGCAGCACATCAGCCCCACCACAAGCGCAATGATGCCAAACGTGAGAATGATCACGAACGGGGCTATCAGCACTGCGATAAACCACCACCACGAAATCACGCCAACCACGCCAAGGATTAAGCACACAACAAGGATAAACAGCCAGGGCATTAATTGTCCTCCCAGGGGATAACACAACGAGCGTTTGTATTGATGTCTTTGCAGTTCTTCATCTCGCGAACGCACACGAATTCGCGCTTGGTTTCGGGCACGGGCCGAACTGTGCCCCCGCTTGCTTCGCACCTGTTGCGTTCAAGCTTGGCCCTTTGATCGTCCTGCTTATCCTTGGACCACACCAGGAACCAAACAAAGCCGATGATGCATGAAATGCCAACCAACCAAGCCAGGATTGTGAGCGCAATTACCCTAGCCGTATCGTGCGAGATGATCACGCCAAGCATCACGCCAACGCATAGCGTTGCCACATCCCAGATATGTTGATCAACAAACGCTTGGGCCGCGTTCATATTTTGCTATCCTCCCTTAGCGCGGGCAGGCATACAAAGCCCCGCCCTCCTTCCACTTCGAGAACCATTCCGCCGCCCACGCGGCAGGCTTGGCGCGCATCAATCGCGCGTTGATCATTCCACGCGGTTAATAGCGCAATGGCCACGCCAAGCATTATTAACATAATGGCCATGCCAGGGCTTGGTCCGCTCATGCTTCCTCCTAATGGGTAATCGTAACGTCCCATTCCATAATGATTTCGCCATTCTGGAAATCATGCGTGTCAGCCTGTGTGTTGCCATAGCTGAAAGTAAGCTTGCTGCCCCACAATTCAGGCGTGAGCAGCGAATGCGAGCCGCCGTAAAGCAGTGACGCATTTCCAGGGCGAAGAGGTGTCCAATTCTTCAAGTCCTGGCTGTGATAATAGATAATGCTGTGCAGCGTCCCATCATTCGCCACAAGCCGGTATCCCGTACCAGGGGAAGGAACGGCGCTTACGTGCAAATTGAGCGCGGTGAACGGCTTGCCTGTTTCCGTGTTGATGCAAAACTCATTGGGCGAAATGATCGTCCACCCGTTCTGATCAAGCTTCTGAAACTGCGCAAGGCCGTCTTTGTTCATCGAGAAGACGCGGATATGATCACCCATCTGCAAGGCCGAGGGTGCCCAGCTATCCAGCGCAATTTCCCGATGGCCAAACCACGAAGCGCCGTTGTTTGTGCTGTGGGCGAAGTACAGATTGTTATTCGCGATCATATCGCTAAGCTTGGTCCACTTATCAGCCAAAGCTGTGCAATACATATACGTCCACGTTTCGCGCCCTTCGCCATTGGGCTTAACGAAAGTGGGGTCATTGAAGTGGAACGAGCCGGGGTTATTCAGCCAATTGATGCGGCCAATACCACCCGTGAGAGCGTTATAGTAATAGAGCTTATCCGGCCCGCGCTCAGATGCTTTGGACCATCCACCCACCACTGTGCCGAAGGGCGCGCGGGTGAATGAGTAGATGTGATAAAACCGCCCCGGAAGGCAACGCATTGAGTTTACAACAAATGAAGGCATGTAACCTCACATGGGCACCCTACGGGGTGCCCGTTATGTTTTCAGCTTGCGCGCTTCTTCGATGCCCTGGTTGAGCCACTGGCATGGCACAATGCCCGCCTTCCCATCGGCCTGCATGTGAGCATATTCCGTGTTCTCGATTGTGATCATGGGTATTGGTTCCGGCTGCGTTGGCTTCAGGGCCGGGGCCTTGGGCGCATCCTGCACAACCACCTGGATAACCGCCCCAACAATCCCTAGCCTGTGCGCCAAACGAAGGCTACGGGGCTTGTTTTCCATTTCCACGTTCAACGGGCAATCGGTGAAATCTTCGCGGTTTGTGCGCCTTCCCAAGCGCTTCTCAAGGCATCCTATGCACAGCATGCCCGCGCCATCGTTTTCCGGAACAGCTTCAAGCCATACCCGGCTGTGCACCATGTAATATTCCCATGTGCGCAGCGTATCGGCCCCGCAATCGATGCACAGGAAGTTGGCGTCCCCATCACACGATGTCATCAAGCCTGCCTATGTATGATGTTTGAGTAAGGATCACGCTGTGACCCGTTTCTGTGGCGTGCCGCCGTGCCCAACGGCGCACGCGCCCTGTATCCTGATGCGTGTAATACTTGGGCGAGCGCGCTTCACATATGCGGCAGCACGCAACACAGAATGTTGTTGCCTCCCAGGTTCTATTCCGCCCCTTCGTCTTCAGAAGCTGCGATGTCTCGCTCGTTAAATTCGATTTCATTGCGGAATGGCCAACCTGAGAATTTCGGCAGCTTCACAAAGGCGATAACAACGGGGCTTCCGTTGTCGTTCTCGATCACCACGCCGTTGATGTGTTGATGAGCGTTGGCTGTGGTTACAACGGCATCAAGGCGACGCAATGCGCTAATAACCTCGCCCTTTTGTACCTTCGTAAGTTCACCCCAATTCAGCACGCGGGCAACGTAGCTCATGCGGCGGCTTCCCCAAGGTAGCGTGGCGCACCACGGGTAAGTATCCAATGGCCGCGATACGCGCCATTCTTGGGCATGCCGTAGACGCTGGCTTTGTACTCGATTAGGGCTTGAAGCGTCATCACATCAAGCGTAACCGGCTGAATACCGTTCTCAAGCTGCCTGATCACGTTTTGATGTCCATGCCACACAGAAGAATGGCATTTCTTGCCAAGGGATGCGGCAATCTGCGTCATTGAAAGGTTGGTAAGTTCGACGGCCAGAAAGTAGTAAATCTGACGCGGATGCGCCACAAGGTGCGCGCGCTCGCTTGAACAGAAGCGCTTGGCTGTGCAGCCCTGGAAATAATTCAGGACATTGAACTGTATCCAGCGCAAGCTTGGCGGGTCTTTGTGAACAGTGCGCGTGATGTGCACCCCGCCCTTTATCCGGCCCATTAGATCGCGTCTCCGGTTTCCGGGTTAACATCTGTGGGGCGGGGATCGCGGCTAACGCATGGGCCGCTGATGCGATCACCAGGACGCCACGCCGTGCCGCAATCGCAGCAACGCACGCCTTCCGTGGTGGGGAACACGCGCGGGTGGTTGCCCACGCGAACGGTTTGCACGCCTTCCACAATGTTAGAAGTGGTAATCATCTGTTGCGCTATCCTCCCAGGGTTTCCGGCCATCTTGGGTCAGCTCGTGCGTGTAATGCGCCAGCTTGTTGGCATAGTTGCGCCTGTCTTCGCCGCACGTGGCCCCATTGCCGTGGTCCATGCGCCAGATACCGCTTTCGGGGTTAAGCCCCGCGCGGTATTGGGTGCCATCTTGGCCATACACAAGCACCATGGAAACCAGCGTATCCCATTGCCGAAACAGGGCTATGATCGCGCCAATATCGGCTAGGTGTGCGTTTCGGGCCACAAACACGGTGCCCGTGCGTATCCTTACGCTATAGCTGATTTCGCATATGCCGCAACCCAACTCAGGTTGGTTGCGGAATTCGGCTAAAAGCGTCACTTTCGCTTGCCTTTCCTTGCGATGGGTTCCGGCTTGTGCACCAAGCACGCGCCGCAGTTCACCTCTCCCCAACCAATTGCTATCTTGTCAGGCGATTTCGGCCCTATCTTTTTCTCACACACAGGGCCGCTAATGCCGCGCTTGTGCACTGTGGCGGCTTTCTTGCCTGACATTGATGCAACTCCCTTCCCGTTTCGATTGCGGCGCTAACGGCTACTGCGAGGGCTAGCGCGGCGATTATCCCAATCAATGCCAGTAGGTTTTTCATGGGCCGCCTCATGTGCGAAGCCCCATTGCTTCGGCCCAATGCCGCTATCAACGCGCGACATTGTTGTGGCTTCGCCAATCTCGTTGATACAGGTTACAACCTGGACATCTGGATCAATCAAGCTGGCCAGTTCGATGGCCCCGCGCCAGCTTGCGGCCTCATCGCCATATAGCTGTATCGTGGCCATCTGCCGCTCTCCACAATAGGACAGCGCCACAATGTGCGCACAGACAAACTTGTTCCACATGCCCTGATGCATAAGCATTGCCCTTTAGCGCACGGGCGCAACCGCGCCGTGCGATTATGGTTTACGCGGTTAAGTCTGGATAGAAGGAAACCGTGCGGAACAAGACGCCAGCTTCGGCGAAGATATCCCGCGCATAATGGGAATTCCTTCCCCATCGTGGGTCTGGCGCTTTCATATCCCAAGACACAAACTCACGGATACCGGCCTGCACGATTGATGCGGCACATTGGTCGCACGGATAACCACCCCAAACCATGCATTGCAGATTGCGCGCGGCCATGTACATGGAACAGTTCAAGGTGGTGATGCCCATGCGCGCCGCCGTTGCAATCATGTTCTGCTCAGCGTGAACAATCATGCGGTACTTTATGGCACGGTTGTGAAGACGCCTTTCCGTATCATCCACGCCACGGGGCAGGCCGTTAAAGGAAAAGCCAAGCCCTTCCTTTCCAGGCCCTACCAGAACGCAGCCAACCTGCGTGGAAGGGTCTTTGCTCTCCCTTGCCACGCGGGTAGCCATGTCAAGGAACAGATAGTCCCAATGGGACGGCGGATCATGCAGCACTTGGCCAGCGGTATCCTAGAACCTGATTTGCAGGGTATTCCGCAACGGAAACCTTGTTGCTTTGGTTGCCGCCTAGAACCATGATTTTGCCGTCTTTGCCAGGGCCAACGTACAAGGCAACGTGGCCTTGCCAACCGCTTGGGCTTCCGCGCCAGAACACCACCACGGCCCCAAGACGGGGGATATCAAGCTTGCGGCCCCATGTAAGCCAGGACCGCGCGTTGGCCTTGCCCGTGCCTACGTGGCCAGCGCGTCCCATCCATTCATTGGCCTTGGCGCTACACCATGCGTCAACGCTATCATCCGTTGGCTTGTAGCCGGGCACATACTGCCAAGCGCGCATGATATCGGGGTTTGACTTGGAACCGGGAATTTCCGCAATCCCAAGGTCTTCCAGCGCGATATCATACCAGGGCGGGTTAACGCCCGTTACAGGGATGGAAGGCGGAGACGGTAACGGCTCCTGTTGGGGAGACGGTTCCGCTGGCTTGCGCGCGAAAAGCGCAATGAAGGATGCGATAAGTTCGAATAGTTTCCGCATGGCCTACCTCTTTTTAAGCGCGGCCTTGATCATTTCGGCCCGCCTTTGTGCGATCACGGCCCGCATAGCGTTAAGCCATGTCGTAAGCGGCCTTTCCACAAAATAGCTGCCAACCACGTGGGGCGAGCATTCCATGGCGAACTTGAAGTGGAGCCGGTTGCAGCGGGGCAGGAAGTGAACGCTGAAAATCATTCCGCCCGGCAAACCTTCGCCGCTATCGTAATCAGGAAACTGATCAAGGATGAGCTGACGTATCCGGCGCAACAACTCTATGCGGATGCTTGGGGATAGCAGCCTGTCTAAATCATCCCAGATGGTAGCGGCGGGAAAGGCTTTGGTTAAAGCTTCGGCTTCACCAAAGCCACGCGGCGGGGTGCGCCCTTGCTTTCTCATTCGGGTTTATCATAGGCCACGTCACCAACGCATAACTTGCCACGCGCCCAACCATAGCGCACCCAAACCTGTTTGCCCGTGCCGAGCGCGGCAATGCCGCAACGGCGTAGGGTCTGAATATGCACGAATGCATCAGGCATGCCGGGCACAACGATGAAGCCAAAGCCCTTAAGCCGGTTGAACCACTTGCATTCTCCCAGCTCCCAATCGGAAGTTGCTTCCACCGTGTTGCGCGGCGCGGCGTAGCTCTTCGGCTGTGGGGCCGGGGCTTCAACTGCCGTGCTCTCATCCACGTGGATGATTTCTGAGACGCGCAGTTGATCGCCCTTGAAGTAAAACGCCTTGGCCTGAACCGTTGCGCCTACGGGCAACGGCCAATCTTCGGCAACCGTATGGTGCACCATGGCGTCGCCTGCCGCTGTTGTGATGAAGCCGAAACCCTTTGCGGTGTCATAGAACTTCACGCGGCCAACTACGGAGAAGAACGGAATAACATTCCCGCTCATAATGGATACTAACCTCTACTAATGAGAGACCTCCAAACTACTGGAATTCCCAGTCTTTTGGCGTTGGCAATGCCTAACCGCATGCCCGCGCTTACGCCAAGGTCGTAATAAACTACAGACGCATCTGCACATCGATGCCATGCGAAGCCCGCTTCTATGCCTAGGCTTCTCTCGTCTGGCACTTCATCCCGCAGGATGCCGGGTTGCGTATAGATCGCGTGCGAAGCGTAAGGCGCTTCGCCGCGTAAAAGGCTGTCACGTAAACAAGCCCTTAGATAGGCCATGTTTGCGCGGCGATTTCCGCTGTACGGGCTCTCCAGGATGATAAGGCGCATTAAGCCACTCCCGTACCGCTGCACGCGCGGCGGCTTGCTGCGTTGGGAAGCGCGCAACCCGGCCGTTTTTGTCCATAAGAACCGTTTGCACGCCTAGCTCCAGATTGCGTGCCCGATACGGGGTTGAATTGGGGTCAGCAAGCACCACGAACACCTCTAGGCTACCGTGTCGCCAAACTTGCCCGCTAGGCCGGTTTACAGCCCTCCACAGCCGCTTATCAACTTTCATGGGGTGGTAGCACCCCAAACTTCAAACGCGGCTGTAGCGGCTTCTATTGGCGTTCTAAAGCGTATCGGCTTTTTACCATCCTTTGCCTTGAGATAGTATCCGATTTGCGGCCCAAGCGGGGCCGCATGGAAGGCAAGCCAGCCATTGGAAGCGCTTCGGCTTCTCTCGATACGCAAGGGGCCATGTTCGAAGCGCAAGCCATGTGCGCTCATGCGCAGCATGAAGCGCCTTCCCTTAACGGATATTTCTTCCACGCCTTGCCCTTTCTGCTCTATCCCCTTGAATTAAAAGGGAATTTCATCGTCTATCTCTTTGGCCGTGTCCGGGGCCGGATTGTTGCGGGGCCGCCTTCCATCAGCGCCACGCCCCGCCCTTTCGCCGCTGTTCTCGCTCTTGTAGGGGCCGCCGCGTTCACCACCGCCGCCGCGCGCTTCGCCCTGTGGCGGCTTATCCAAGAGCACAATCTGCCCCTTGAAGCCGGTTACAACCACTTCGGTTGAATAGCGCTCGTTGCCGTTCTGATCTTCCCACTTGCGCGTTTGCAAGGAACCCTCGATGTACACCTTGGAGCCCTTGGCGAGATAGTTTTCGCACACGCTGGCAATACCATCGCCCCAGACCACCACGGAAACCCACTCGGTTTTCTCGCGCCGTTCGCCTGTGTTCTTGTCTTTCCAGGTTTCGGAGCAAGCAAGCCGCATGTTCGCAACCTTGCCGCCCTGCGTCTGGCGCACCTCGGGGTCTGCCCCAAGGTTGCCAACCAAAATCACCTTGTTAACACTTCCAGCCATAGCCTTGCTATGAACCCCGTCAATCCTTACGCAAATACAGCTTGTGCTTTAGCTCGGAGATTTCTCCCTCAAGCCGGTTTATCGCCGCCGCCTGCCGCTCTTCGGTTTTGCGGCGGATTTCATCTAGCTGAACTTCAGTGCGCCTTGATTGCTCAATAAGCGGCGCGTTCACCTTGGCTGAATACCAATCAAGCCATTGGTTCACACCACCCGCTATGATGAGCGTTGATATGATTGCGCCCGCGATCTGACCCCACTTAACCGTACCCTCTCCGGCCTTGTCGGCCGTGCGGCTTACGTCTGTGATATCCTTTCGCAGTGCGGAAACGTCCGCGCGCACTTCTTCCACCACGCCTTCAAGCGCGTCAAAGCGGCTCTCCAGAAGCATGGTGTCAACGTTGCCGTTGTTCGGCTGACGCGCAGTGCGTCTCGCCGTGGCCATGTTGTCGTCTCCTATGGCAGCATTCTCGCCAGCTCATGAAGAACGCGCTGACCGATGCCCTGGACGCCCCTATGGAAAGCGGCCAAGCTTGCACCTTTCACCAATTCATCGGCAAGTCCAGGCCCCATCTGCTTAACGATGGGGAAGCGGGGCCGCCCGGCCCGCTTGAACACGTGGCCGCCTAGATAGACGTTATCGCCCGGCGCACCAAAAGCGCTTGGATATCTGGCTTGCGGCGTCTTGGCCAGAACGCCCCACGACATCTGTTTGGGCGAATAGTATTTCAGGGACATGGGGCCACCGCGCCCCACAATCTTAGCTTCGATGGCCGAGCCAGCTATGCGCGCCGGAACGAATTTCGTTGCCTTGGCGATGAAGCCGCGCGGGAAGCCGGTTTGCACAGCAAGCGCCCGCTTCACCGCAGTGAATGTTTTGCGCCCTTCGTGATTTACGGCGCGCACCATAACCACCTTGCCCTTACCAGCGCCAAGCGCCATTAGGGCGGCTGAATAGGTAGCCATAACGTGGTCAAGGGGCTGGATAACGATCATTGCCATGATGATCAGGCCCCAAATAACAGGAGCCCCGCCGCTGGCCATTACACCAGGGCGGGGCAGGGAGGGAGAACAATTACAACCGGCGCGGAACGCAAGACATCAGTCCGGCTGCAAAGGCTTGTAAGCTGCGATTTCGGATAGGGCCTAGCTGGGGGGATAGTTTCGGCCCCTTGGCTACAATTTCGCATCTTACCCTTTTTTATATAGCAAAATGCAGAAAGCGCCGCAACCCCATCGCAAGCCTGTGTTAACCATGACGTAGTGTTGTGACATAGGTTATGTCTAAAAAAAGCCCGGCTGAAGCCGGGCAGTTTGAGAAACCAAACATGAGAAATCAAAGAACGGCAACCTGCGAAGATTAGGTCACGTTCTGTTCTGCGTAGCGGTTACATGGCTATGCCCTCCAAAAGGTGCGGCCCATCAATCCCATAGCTGGCCGCCTGCCTTACAATCTTGTGCCTAGGATTTTTTCGTCTTCCTACGCCAATTATATTGCTTGGTTTTCCCCCGCGCCGCAACCCCACCGCAGTAGCAGGCTATAAGAGCATCAATGTTAAGCGGCCTTGTGGGAGAGCGTGTAAGCCTGTGATGCGCTTCGCAGAATGACCGCCCTGGTAACGTAGGGGCTCCGCAGCACAGGAAGCCAACCATTCCGATATCACATCCCAGATAGCTGCATTGGCCTTCCGAGATATTGAAAAGCGTTGGATGCTTCACGTCCATATAGCGCATCACATCAACGATTGGATGATCAACCGGCCGCGCCGCTTCCTTCGCCCTGTCTTGCCTGTCTTTCTTGTGTACCCTAACGTTTGAAGGGATAGAGCCGCGCTTGATGGCGCGGTCTATCTTCCCGATTATTGCATTCTTGGAAACGCACATGCCAAGGGCAAGAAGAGCTTCGCGGATTTCTCCAAATTCGTGATGCCGCATCCGCATGGCCTTGGCTACTTCAAAGTATGTGCGCCCGGTTGGTGACTTTGTGTCCCACATTACAGCTCTAGCGGAACCTCTCTTTCGTTCAATGCCGCCGCGATGGCATGAAGCGCACGCTTGCGATAGCGCTCGTTTGTATCCTTGGAGACCTTCAGCTTTTCCCTGCACATCTTCTCAACGCTTTGCGCCCGTGCGCGGCATTGCAGATAGAGCAGAAGGTGCTCGCGCTGTATGATGCACCCCACATGCTCCATAGGCCATGATATCGCAACGCCCGCCTTATCGATGTGGTGCGGGAAAACAATTCCGTTGTGATCAAAGATACGGCCTGCAAGGATTTCCAGAAGCTCCACATTCATGGCCCCGCCTAGCCGGTCAACTATCACCGTTGCGCGGATAAGCCGGGTTAGCACGTCGTTGGCTGTCCACTTTTCCTTCGCAAGGAGCACGGTGCGGTCCTGTATGGCTTCGATCTTATCGCCAAGCCGGGGCCGCTGTTTCGGGTTGCTAAGGCGTTGCGCGTACCGCTTCATTCGGCTTCCCCCTGGAAGCGGGGCCGCCGCTGGTAATCCTTGGGCTCCGGGGGAATGTTCGGTTGCCCGATCACGCACGAGGTTATCTCGCTTCCATGCGTGTTTATCCCAAGGTCAACTTCGTTCAGGACATAACGGTAACGCGCACCCACTTTGCCGTCCTTCTGTTTCTTCACCCACATTTCCCTAATGTCGCGCCCGTGCTGGTCATACATAACCTGCGGCTCTTCGCGCGATTTCTTCTCAGGCTTGGTCATCAAGATTTCGCAGATAAAGGCGTTCTCGAGATTGCCCTCTAAGCTGGTGTGGCCGCGTATCCGCGAGCCTTCTGCGTTTAGATGATGGATAAGCAGCACGGCGGCTCCAGTGCCTTCCTGTAGCTTGCGGCAACGGTCCAGGCATACCGAAACGTCGCGGCCGGAAATATCATCCGCCCCGGTTGTGGCCGTGGCGTAGGTGTCGATTACAATAAGCTCAAGTCTAATGCCTTGATTGGCCTGGAATTCATCGTCAAAGTTCTTACACTCTTCAATCAAGTCATTCAGGTCTTCTTCATCCCTGTAAAGATTGATGCGGGAAGGCAGCAGAACGAAGGGCAGGTCTTCGCGAACACCAAACGCCTTACGGTACGCGCGCAACCGTTGCTTGATGCCTACGCCGCCCTCTCCGGCTTGGTAGACAATCCCGCCGCGCAAAGCCTTGTGGCCCATGAAGCCGGTTCCGCGTGCGATGGACATGCACATATGCAGGGCGATGAAGCTCTTTCCGGTTTGCGTAGCCCCGGCCAAGACAGCGATTTCCTGCCGCGTTAAAATCTTGTCGATTAGCCATTCGTATTCTTGACCGCCCGGCTTCTCGATTTCGCCCCACCGCATGGCCTTAAAGCGGCTTTTGAAGCTCCGCTGTTTCATGGTGACGGATTGCTCCACGGCCAGCTCTAAAAGCTGGCCAGCGGTTCCGCCCGCCTCAATCCAATCTGTGGCGTCCCCCTTTTCGGGAAGCCCCGGTAAATCGAGAACGCGCACAGAGCGCGCGATGCCGGTTAGCTGGCGATCAACTAACCGCGCGTGTTTGTCTCCGGCCTGATCATTGTCCGGAAGGATCATCACGTCCGCATCAACAAACCACGGGCACAGCTCATCCGGCCACTTGCCCGCGCCCATCGGGTTGCACGTGGCGTTGATGCCTATCTGCCGCAGATTGTTTACATCCTTCTCGCCTTCCACGATGAAGACAAGGTTGCCGTCTTCAATCCCCTTGATCAGCTCTGGAAGCCGGTAAGGCACTTGCGTTACGCCTTCCAGGTTCATAATCCAACCGCCGCTCCCATCGGGGCGGCGCTGGCGAAAGGTTTTCTTTTTGATGCCGTCCACCATGCCTTCCAAACGTTGAGCCTGAAAAATCACGGTGCCCGTTTTGTCTGTGTAATCGTAAGTGGCAACCACCTTAAGGCTTGGGGCCGGGGCCGCCTTCTTCTTCGGCTTGCTATCTTCCCTTTCCACTTTGAACTCCCCAAGGCCAAGCTGTTCTGAAACAGCCTTGGCCGCTTCGCCCATGGCGCACCCGTTAAGGTAGGCGTATAGCGATATTACGTCTTTGCCCTTCACCCCTTCGCACGCGAAGTCAGCCCAAACGCCCGTTCTAAGGTTGATTGAGAAGCTTCCAGGCGTGCGATCCCCGCGAACGACGTTACGGGCAACCCACTCCTTGCCGCCCTTCTTCTGGCCATCTGGAAGCCAGGAAGACACAAGCGCCTCGATGTGCGCTTGTGCCTGTGCGATTAGCTGCGAGAACGCATTTGCAGCTTCTCTGCTCATACCAGCTTCCCAATCAATTCAGGCGGTATCGGGTATTTGGTTGCGGCAAACCAAAGCCCCGCCGCGTCGCTTTCGTTGTTGTTGCGGGGCTCCATTCCGAGATCACGGCACAGCCGAAGAACCATCTTCTTCGCCGCTGGACCCTTGATGTTACCCTTGCCCAGGACGTGCTTACGCCACGTCATCACCGCGATTTCTTCGATATGCCACACTCCAAGCTTATGGGCCGCGCCTTCCATAACGGCGGCTAAGCCCATCAACAGGCGGATTGTCCCAATGTTGGTGAAGCCCGTTTTAAAGTTCGGGTTTAGCGGGGTCTCCACAACTACGCGCACAATCGCCTCTTCTCGAATGGTTCTCGCAATCCAGCTCATGGCCGCAGAATAAATCGCGGGATGAGTTGCCCCGGCCGCCGCGAAACGCAAAGAACCAATGCGGGGCAACTGCCCCGGCTCTCCAATCGCGAAGCCTGTCTCGCTTGCCAAATCAAGGGCAAGGACGTTACGGCTTCCCATGGCTACAACAAGCCGTCCTGTTCTTCCGGTTCTGCGGCGGGCTTGGCCGCCGCGAAGGTTTCGAATTCCGCGAACAAATCGCCCTGCGCAAGCATGCCCAGCTTCGCGGCGTACTCAACCACGGCGCGAACACGCGCCTGTTGCTGCAAGGGCTCCAAAGGCAGCATGGCGCGCACGAATGCCAACGCCTTGGCGTCCAAAGCGAAATCGTCACGGCCTGCACGGATGATTGCAGAAGCTTCCTGACTGTAGCCCTTCGCCGCTTCCTTCTTCTCCTCTGCCCTTGAAAGTACGCGGCGAAGCTCTTCCGGTGAAATGCCATTGCCGTTAGCGGCGGGAGCCGCAACGGCCTTCTTCTTTCCACGTGCCATTAAATTGCCCCGTTGGGGTTGCATAGGTGCACAGCACGCGGCACACTTTGCGCACCAGGAAAGCTTAACCCATGGCACGGCGCACGCAACCCCATGTCACGAATGTGTGAGCGGGACGTTAATGGGGTTGCATCGATTTGCGAATTACCCTAGAGTTGTATAATACCAAGGGTGTTAGTAAAGGTTCTAAATCACTAAGCTAAGAGAAAGGGGGCTTACAGCCCCCCTTTCCTATCTTGCTATGTATCTAACATGTAGGCGTTTTATAAAAGGGCGGGACGCCTTTTCCCGAAATCGTTAACCCAAGTAATCTTTCCGGTTGCCAACCGCTAACCCGTCGCATTAAGGTTTCAGCCGCAAGACAGTTAAACGTAGCGTAAGGGAGTAGAGAACATGGAACGCGGTCTCTCATTGTCACAGCTTGCCCATAAGCTGGCCGAACAAGAGCGCGAGAAGCACGACTTTATTGCACCCACCAAGCTGGCCGCTATGTCCACGGATGCCACCCAAGTGGCAATCCTGGAAAACGTGGGAACAACCGAAGAAGAATACGGCAACCCATACGAAGTGGGCGAGCTTGCCCATGATCAGATTGCCGCCCGGCTTCAGATACCCACCAAGTTTTATCGCCGCATGCGGCAGGATCACCCCGAAATTCTGGCCGGAACGGTAAACCACCTTTGGCAGCATGAACCGGCCGAGGCCATGTTTCGCACGCTTGGTGGTCGCGTGCGCGCCGTGCTGTCGGATCGATATAACCGCATCGAGAACGGTGATATTGCCCGCGTAGTGCTTCCCGTTCTGATGGATAAGGCGAACGAGCTTCGCCCCATCGCTTGCGAAGTTACCGAAAAGCGCCTTTACATGCAGTTCGTTTCCGAGCGCGTTAAGGGCGACGTTAAGGTGGGCGACGCGGTGCAAGCTGGCGTAACCATCAGCAACAGCGAAACCGGCCACGGCGCGGTAAGTGTGCGCGCCATGGTTTGGCGGCTTTGGTGCAAGAATGGCGCGATTGCGCCCGATGGCAATTTCCGTGCGCACCACGTTGGCCGCCGCATCGGGGCTGACGAAGATTTGAACGATATCTTTGCGGATGATACGCGCCGCGCGGATGATACCGCGATCATGCTTAAGGTGCGCGACCACGTGAAAGCGGCCCTGGATGAAGTGCAATTTGGCAAGCGGCTGGATAAGCTGCGCGCCCTTACGGAAGGCCCCAAGCTGGCCGATCCTGTTGCAGCGGTTAAGGTGCTTTCTAAGAAGCTGGAATTCAGCGATGCGGAAGGCACGGATATCTTGCGCCAGCTTATCGAGGGGGCCGATATAACCCCGTATGGCGTGATGAATGCCGTTACCTTCCAGGCCCATGCAACGCCAAGCTTCGACCGTGCTATTGAATTCGAAGCGGCAGGCGGGAAGCTTCTCGAATTCTCCCGCGCAGATTGGAAGGAAATCACCGAAGCTAAGCAGTAATCTTTGTGTTGGCGTGGGGCGGGTTTCAACCCCGCCCCTAATCTTGCCTGGGAGGGTAAGGTTTTGCGTTCAGTTCATCTTGCGTTGCGGTGTCGTACAGGCATCGAGTACCGCATTGCCGCTTCAAGCGTTGTTTTCGCCACAACTAAGGAAGGTTGGATTACCGCAATTCTACCGGGCATTGGTTCCATACGATTGCCCTATGAATTCTCCATCGATCACGTTGATTACGCCTTGGCCGCCGCAAGCGAATATGGCCCCGCCCTTGGCGTGGTGCATCTTGGCGTAAAATACGGCGCTGCACAGCTTCCGCCCCTTGTGCAGCCACCACCCGCTTTTAAACCGCTCTAGGAAGCCACCACAGCCCCACAGAGCCGCGAAGCGGCCTGCCCAGCTACCCACGTAGCCTAAAATGCTTTCGCCGCTCTGTAAGGCTTAAACGGCGTTTTATCGCATGGTGTGGAAAATGTCGAAATCGTGCCGTTCGTGCCGCTTTTACAGTGACCGCTTGGCCAAGGTGCAAGGCGGTTGCGTTGTTGCGTGCTGCCTATCTCGCCTTAGCCCTTCTCGGGGCCTGTTCCTTCTACCAGGGCGCGCCTGTGCCGCGTATGAATTCGGAGAGCCGGTAGATGCCTATCAAGTCCAAATCGCAACCAACTTCATCACAGCCCTTGCAACAGGAGACGGCGGGGTTGAACCCGCCGTTTGAGCCGGGTATCTACTTTGGCCTTCCGGAAGATGTCTATCATTCCGATAACTCGCTTGGCAGTAGCGACCTTAAGCTCCTGAACAACTCGCCGCCGCAATATTGGTTCAAGCGGATGAGCGGCCAGGACGATGACCCGGAAACGCGAAGCCGCGTGATAGGCCGCGCCGTGCACCGTATCGTCCTGGAAGGCATGGAAGCCTATCAGGCCGGGTTCCACGTTGAACCTGATGTAAGCTTGAAAACCGTTGAAGACCTGATGGGATGGATACGGCCCCGCGCGCCCAACTTCGTCAAGGGCAGCAAGCTCAAGGCGGAAATCATTGCACAGGTGCACAAGATCGCTAAGACCTTGGGCCATGATGTTCCGCCGATATATGACGAATTCAAAGCCCGCGCCGAAAGCGCGGGGGCTGTGATCCTGAAACGGGAAGAACACGAGCGCATCATATTCGCCAGCGCCCAAATCGCGGCTACGCCCGATCTAAGCAACGCCTTCAAGAATGGATATCCAGAAGTATCCGTCTTCTGGGAAGATGATCACGGCAACCGCCGCAAGGCGCGCTTCGATTTCATGAAGCCCCGCGCCAGTGTGGACCTTAAGTCCATCCGGCCGTTGGGTAACGAGCCGTTCTCCGTTGAATGCCGCAAGGCGTTCTGCAAGTGGGAGTATGATGTTCAGGCCGGTGCGTATACGGAAGCCAGACGGCAGCTTCCCGCGCTTCATGCGGCGGGAAGGGTGTTTGGCGATCACAACGCGGCATGGCTGGAAGATGTGTGCAAACATGACCCGGATAAAAGCGCCTTTGTCTTCGTGTTTTGGGCATCACAGGGCGCGCCGCTTTGTTGGGGTTGCACGTTAAGCCCGAAGAACCCAATACTGGACATTGCGCGCATTAAAATCTCAAACGCATTGAACCAATTCCAGGTTTACAGCCAGCGCTTCGCTGGGGACGCCCAACCTTGGGCGAATGAAGTGCGCCTTGAAGAGCTTGATATGGATGATTTGCCGCCCTGGTTTGGGCGATAGGGAGATGAACATGGCGAAAAAGGAAATCATCATACCGGAAGCGAAGCCGGTTGAGCTTCAGATTTTGGACGGCAACGCCCTGGATATACAGAACCGGGGTGAAATAGATGTCCAAATTGCCACGGCCCAACGCTACCCGCGCGACCTGGAAAGGGCTGTGCGCGAGATGGTTTTCAAGGCCGGTATTGACGAAACCATGGCCGAAGAGATGATTTACTGTCTCCCCAAGGGCGGGAAGGCCATAGAAGGGCCTTCCATCCGCTTCGCCGAGATGGTCTATCTTTCGTACAGGAATTGCCGCCTAGACGTGCGGTTGCTTGGCGTTGATCGAAAGGAGAAGAACGTCACGGCGCAAGCCACCTTCCATGACTTGGAAACCAACGTGGCCACGCGCATGGAAAGCAAGCGCCGCATTTCCGGTAAGGGCGGAAACATTTTCAACGAAGACATGATTATGACCACCTATGCGGCTGTGTCTTCGATTGCACGGCGCAACGCGATCTTAAGCGGGATCGATCGAACTATCTGGATGCCCGCCTATCGCCGCGCTTGCGTGGTGCTTTCGGGAGAGGCCGCCCAATGGCAGGGCAACTATGATAAGGCCATTGGGCTATTCAAGGCCGCTGGTGTGGAAGAAAAGGCCATTCGGGGAGCCTTGGGGCTCCCGCTGGAAGGCAAGGTATTGGTTACTTCCGAACTTCTGGTTTCCCTTCGCGGGGCCTATGCAAGCCTGTTACGTGGCGAGATCACGGCCGACCAGCTAAACGGCAAGGCCCCGGCCATCGGCCATGACGTGGTTGCAAACCCGCTGGACGATGATGCATGAGCGAGGCCGATGAGTGCGCAAACCTAGCAGTGCGCGCCATGCGGCTTGCAACCACGATGGATGACGCCACAAGCATATTTCTAAGAGACGCGGAGAACGAACAACCCGCGTTGCTTGAATATGTGATGCGGCGCGGCGCGCAAGCCATTTGTGAAGAGGCCAAGGCCGATCTAGAGCGGCTTAAAGAGATGGCCGACCAGTTGCGCCATTCAAAGGTGCTTAGCGACAGGCTGCGAAGCGCAAGCGGCCTTTCTACCTTGCGCCTTCTGGAAGATGAAGTGGAAGACGACAAGCCTATGGGTGATTGCACGTCCACTATGCTGCAAATCAGGATATGCAAATTGCAGCGCACTGGCTTCGGCACATCCCATTTTGCCGTCTATCTCCGCAAGGTTGATGCCGTGGCTTCGTTATCGCCACGCAAGACCGTGCGGCAAATGCTAACCAATAGTCTGCTTGAGAAGCTGTGGGTGGAAGCATTCGCTGAGGTTAGCCAAGATGTGGTAGGAGTTAAAGCGAATGAGTGAGAGTGCTTGGCGTACCGAAGCACGCAAGGCGCTAGCTGCACTTAACGGTAGGCGTCTAACCCAAGTTGCGATTACTTTGCACTGTAGGGCGCGGGGTATTGTGCCTGTGCCCCCGGATTGTTGGGGGAGCTTCACAGCACAGCTTATCAGAGAGCAGGTGTTGGAAATTGTGTCCCGCACGGCCCCAAGGGGCGGCCGAGCGGGCGCTTTCGTATTCAGGGTTTGCGTTAGAAAGGAAAACGTATGACTAACCCCAAGGATATTGTTGGGCAAAGCAAGGCATCCACCCATTGCATCCCGCCCGTTGCCCTTCTCGAAATGGGAGCGGCGCTGCACTTCGGGGCCTACCACGCCAAGCGGGCAGACGGTGGGGAAGGATACGGCCCGTTCAATTGGCGAGAGCAGCGGCTTCGCATGAACATCTACACGGATGCTCTCATGCGCCATTACCTTGCCTTCATGGATGGACAGGACCGCGCCGATGACAGCAAGGCGCACCACCTTGGCCACATCATGGCGTGCTGTGCGATCATCATGGACGCCATGGAACTGGAAACCATGGACGATACGCGGCCCGATATCACGGGGCAGTATAACAAGGTGGCCGCGCGCATCCGTGATCAGAACCTTGATCGTGCCGCAGCGATCATGGAAGCGATGGCGAATGATCCTGTGGACGAAGGCGATCTTTCGCAGGGCACCTATGGGGAATTGGCCGCGCGAGAATTCCCAATTGATCAGGACACAAGCCTGCCAATTCACGAATATGCCGGGGCTTTCGGCATGAAGATGAACCCACCGCAACATACCCGCGAAACTGCCCTGGAAGATGGCCGCAGCGCCATTAACAAAGGGCCGTGGCCGTGGCCAACGCCAGACCACATAGAAGACTGCTTTAAACTTGGCCGGTTGCGGCATCCGCATTGCCCCGGTGCGGCGTTGATCGAAACAAGCCTGATGGTTTGGCGCGCTGGCGCGGCCAACGGCCAGCTTGCGGCGCACGGCCTACTTCCTGAAAATTCGGCCTTCCCAGATGGCGGATTATATGCAGCCGAGGCCGCTAAATACGGCTACCTTCTTACACAGCCGGTGCCATCGCTTGATAATGGAACGCGGTTGCTTACCCCATCTCCACTTTTGGAGAAGCATGTTCTTGAGCGCTGCTTTTACGAGAAGGTTAGAACCTCTGTTAAGGGACAACTCTTCGAAGAAGTTATAGAGAGAGCGGCAGATTTGGCTAAAGATGTTCTCAGAATATCGCCGAATATCCCAAGGGAAGAATGGCTTGCTCGGCTTGAAAGGAATGCGCAATACCCGGTCTACTTCTCAAGTGATGGCCGCTCCAAATATGAGAGCACCCCGGAAGAAATTCACGACCTTGCCATTCAAATGCTTCATACCCCGCGCGGATCATACGCGGGGCTAACGCGCAAGCCTGCCGAGCACGATAGCGCGGCCTGGACAGGAAAAGATTAACCACGTCCAAGATAACCGTTGCAATGCGTCCCGGCTAGACTTATGGGTTGATTTCCAGATTAACAGCCCCGCCTAGCCGGGAAGACAACGGAGACCGAAGATGCAGACCGCAACCAAACTTGTTACTGCCAACCAAGCCGCCATTCTCAAGGCTTGCGCCGCTCGCCCCCTTAGCTACAACGCCATCGCCAAGCACGTGCCCGATTTGGCCAAGCCGAAGCGTTGCGTGGATGATATGGCCAAGGCCGGGTTGCTTTGGGGCGTGGGCGACGGTGAATTTGGCGCTACCGATGGCGGAAAAGCCAAGCTGGCCGATTACATCAAGGCTAACGAGAAGCCGCAGACAGCCGATGAGCCGAAGCTGGCCGCACTTCTGGCCGAAACGGCCCCGGAACGCAAGCCGCCGACTTGGACAGGCAAGCCGCAGGAAGCCGCTACAGCCCCGGAAGCTAAGAAAGCATTCAAGCCCGCCACGATGGGCACAAAGGCCGCCCCTAAGGCTGCAAAGGCCCCGGAAGCGGCTTCCAAGCCGGAAACCCTTTCGGCCAAGCTGGCGAAGCTGCCGAAAACCACGGGAAGCCGCAAGGCCGATGCCAAGGCAGCAACCGAAGCCAAAGCCCCGAAAGCGGCGGCCAAGCCTAAGAAAGCCCCGATTGAGAAGGCCGCTGGCTTGCGCACCAATACCGACGTGCCCGAGCGCACCAAGCGCGAAATCGAGTTGGGCCTTTCGCCCCGCCAAGCGCAAGCAATCAACTTCGTGCGCGAGAACAAGGGCGCAACCGTGAAACAGATTAACGCGCTTTTCGGCACGGTATCCAGCCGGTTGCACGTTTTGCAGGAAGGCTGCGTAAAAGCCGGTTTGAAGCTGGCCAGTAAGAAGGAGGGAACAACCGTAATCTGGTATATCGAGAAGTAGAAACCCGAACTTGTTAAGGGGCGGCCAGGAAGCCGCCCTTTAGCCAATTAAAAGCGAGGTACGACAGAACATGCCCAAGCGCGCGCCATTCCATCGTGCGGCCCATATAGGGCTGTTAGAGCTTGGCTACACGCATGAATTCTTTCCAGGCGATGAACTGGAAGATTTCGGAGACCCGGAAGCCTACGAGGGGCGGCTTGATGCCGCCGACATTTACACGGGCGACGATGAATTCGTGCACATCAACCAGAGCGGCCAAGTGGAGGTGGCCCCGCGCGACAGGGAGTGGGAAGAATTCATCGACAGCCTGCAATGCCACGCCGACGCGGAAGGCTACAACGCCCAAGCTTTGGCCCTAATGGATGATGGCGACCACCTGGAAGCGCACGCCGAAGAGTGGGAAACCGTAGTTTCGGAGGATGCCGCATAACCCCATGAAGCTGCGACACACAATCCCGTGCAAACAATGCCCGTGGCGCAAAGCGTCGGCGCAAGGCTTCCTTGGTGGCAACAGCCCTGAGCAGTACGCCGATATGGTTGCGAACAACCAAGTGCCTAACTGCCATATGACAGAAGGAAAGGGGAAGCGGCCAGCGTTCTGCGCTGGCTCGCTTGCCACTATGGCTAACTCGTGCATCACACCACGCCACCCGGAAGGCGCTAGCCATCTCGATAGCAAGGCCGTTGGCCAGCGCGCGGATTGCTTCCGGTGGGTGAAGGATTTCTACGCCTACCACACGCGGGGCCTTGAATACGTGCATCGCCTGTTAAGAAAAGCGTAACCATGCCGTCGATAGTTGTTGCCACGGATTAGAAGTTAGACATAGGGTTGTTTTCGGAAGGGGCCGGTTGCCCCTTCCAGAAAGGCTTTATCCGATGTTCCTTAACACCAATCCCCACTTCGCCGCTACCGATAGTCTGTGCACCTTCAAGGGCGCGGAGAAGCGCCTTACCGATGCTTTCGGCGACTTGGATGTGCCCGCGTACCACGCCCTTCGCATCACCCATTTTGTGATCCAACGCGCGCCGCGCGAATTCGTGCCCGTGGTTGTGATAACCGACCGTTCCGAGATTAGCCCCGCCTATTTCGCTGGCCGTGGCATTTACGTAACTAACTAAAGCCAGGAAAGGGCTTTCCCCATGTTTATCCTTACCCACGAAAACGGCAACCGCGAACTTTTCACTTCTCACCGCGAAGTTGAAATGTCGTTCAATATCAACACCAAGCAATGGCATCAGGTGGAAAGCGGCCAGGAAATCCAGGTCGATACGTTCCTTGGCCCGTGCAAGTTCCGCAAGGTGCGCAAGGGCGAGCTGCACTAAACCCGGCGTATAGCCAAACCATAGGAGCTTCCAATGCTTTCCAAGTTCGAAATCTGCCGCAACTGGTACAGCACCAAAGTTACAATCTTTGTGGATTGCGCGCGGCAGGAAGCTTCGTTTCTCGTAACGCATAACCGCCGCATCCTTCCCGCGTTTCGGGAAGAAGATTACACCATCCGCTTTGATCTGGTGCGCGATCCGCGCGCGGCAGAGGATTGGCTTAACGAGCGCATTGAAGCGCTTCACGCTTCGGCCCAACGCCACTTCGCGGAATAGGGGGCGGCTTCGTATAGCCCCGCCACGCGCGGGGCTGTGCCAAGCTACCAGGGAGAACGCAGATGAAGAAGGCCACCAACAAGCTTACGCGCCGCCAATGCTATGCGTTTACGCGCATGGATTTTGAACGGATGCGCGCATGCATCAACGTTCCGCGCTTCGAAGCTGTGCTTACGGGGGATAAGATCGAAATCATATTCCCCGTTAACGAGCGCTACCAGGGCAACCAAGCGGATACGGCCAGCGTTATGGCGCTTCTCGAATATCTGCGCAACGAAGGTTTCGTGGGGCCTGAAGTGGTAACCGTTTGGTTTGGCGAACACAGCTTTTGCCAAAACAGCATTTGGATGGCGCGCGGCACGGCCAGCGTAAAGCAGGTTAGCGCCGAGCCAGACATTAAGCGCCTTGTGGAAGGGGATGCCTATGAATTTGAGCTTCCCAAGAAAGCTAGAAAGTTTCGTTCATGATCGCGCGCAACGAGATCAGGCAGGCCGTTCGCTGGCTGGAAACCACCGACGCGCGCTTCATGCGCGAGATTGAACGGCAATGGGGCCACCGTGCGCCCGTAAATGCCCGCTACAGGCCGGAATTGGATGATCGGGGCACCAGGGAAGCCCGCGCGGCTTTCCGCCGTGCTGGGGCGCGTGCGGCCCGCGTGTGGCACGAATGCCGCAGACAGGTTATCGCCTACGCCTAGGAGACAGTTATGCGTATCGAGACGTGCGAAGCGTTCAGGGCGTGCACGGGGTGCATCACGTACAACGAAGCCGTGTCCAAGCTTGAGCGTGCTTTTCGTGGCTGGACGCTGCACGAGCGGCCCGTGCATCTGGTTATGCAGCGGGAAGGCGACGGCCAGTTCATACCCGTTGCCATCTTGGGGCAGCATTCTATGACATGGGCATACACGCTTAGCGCGATGGGCATATATTGCGCTAGCACAACCTAGAAGGAGACATGCCGTGAAAATCCCCCGTAGGCTGGAAAGGATACGGCCGACCGATGAGCAGCCGAAGCGCACCTTCCAGTATGCCAAGGCCGCGCTTGCTGAGATCAAATGCAACAAGGCGCAACGGCGCACCATCGAGATTGCCCTTGAAGCCTATGAACGCCTTTCGTTGTCCATGTCTCAGGTGGGCGACGCAATGGTTTACATTGCTGACGATGCAGCGCCCGTGCGCAAGGTGGCAATCTGCCAAGTGGTGGGCGCGGCGCATCAGAGCGAAGTTGATGCGGCAATGCAGATTTACAACCGGGTATGGGAGGAAGAATGAGCGCACTGCGGCGCATGGCCCCGGCCATCTGCCTTTTGTTGATCTGTATGGCATGCGCGCGGGGCACAAGGCCCCGCCGCCCTAAGACACGCAATCTGAAAGGGAGGATCGTGACGCAGATAAAAGACACAAGCAACATTCTGTTTTTCCCCTACCGCGCGCGGGCATGGGCCATACCGGCCCGGCAACAGGGGAAGACGGCCCTTCTGCAATCCGTGCTTGCGCAACCGGATAGGCCGATTATCGAGGTGTTGCGCGAGCACATAACCAAGGGAGAACATGACAAATGAAGCCGTATCTGGATTGGGCGAAAGACGTTGCCACTTCGGTTGACGCGCTTACCATGAATTCGGTAGCAGGGCCGCACTTTATATCGCCAGAAGGGGCCGCCGCCGTGCAGAGCCTGTATCTGTTCCACTTCCCGCCGTCGCGGGCCGCCGTGCTGTTGCTTGGCCTGGACACGGCCCTGGTTATCGATTTCGAGGAAGGAAAGCCCTTCCACTAATGCACACGGGTTTCTTTTGCCAATGCGAGCGGCACACACGTGCCGCTCTGCATGAAGCCATGCATCTGGCAACCTACGCCGAGATGATAGTTGACAACCTACCGGAACAAGAGCCGGTTACGCACATCTGGGGCATCCCAACCTATCAGCCATTCCATGGGCAGCACGACAACTTTGCAACGCGCGCCATAGCCTATGACGCTTGGGCTATGTACATTCTCAACCGCATTGAAGACATCGAAGAAGGAAGGAACCAAGGCTTTGAGTGAGTTTGACCGCAAAGGGCTTAATATTGTTGATAAGTACGGTATGACGCTTGCCACAGCCGTAACGCCCAACAACGCCGAAGCTCTCGTGATCCTGCTTAACGAAGGGGCGGAATTCAGGAGACAGCGGGAAGCCTGTAGCAAGACGGCAACAGAGTGGGTTGAGGCGTGCGTTAGGGGCCATACGAAGATGGCCGCATCTTATAAGACGAGCCGTGTTGAGATACCCCTTACGCTGGATATCCGGGAGCGCTTCCCGTTCATCGTCTCCATCGCCTGGGAAGTGATCGGGCATTGCCGTTACGGGGATTATGGACGCTATTCCGTGATCCTGGAAAACGAGCGCGGCAACGGCTGCGCGATGATCTATCGCAATGAGCTATGCGTGGACGTTGATAAAAGCGGCCCGCATAATTTCTTCCGCAACTACCTGTTGTGGAACCTTCCAGCCGAGAAGACGGCCTTCCGCGAGAAGTTCGCCGCAACGGAATTCAAGCCGAAGTGGTGACATGGGGTTGCGCGGCCCCGGCTATATGCCAAGCTAAGCCGGGGCGGGTTATCGCCCATAAAAAAGGAGCGCACTGTGTATCTAATTTTCCTGATGCTTGGGATATTCATGGCCGCCGTAGCTGGCGGAGCCGTTGGCTTTTGGGCCGGTAATCTTCAAGGCCCCGCCATGGCGAATTGCTACCCCTTAAATGATCGTTAACCAGAAAGTCACGGGCTCATAGAAATCAAGCACAACTGACCTTAGGTTTCTTTCGGGGCCACCCCATAGGGTGCCCCGTTAGGAGTTTCAAATGTGGTTGCGTAAGGTCTACCGTGAACTTCTGTGGCTTCTGGTTTTCGATGTGGAAGCCGAAACGTATAAGGCGCAATGGGGACAGCAATGACCAAGGAAATCCTTTCTCAGGAAGAAAGAAGCGACGCGATTTTACTTCACCGCAGCATAGCTGCCGTGTTAGAAGATGCAGACCCGGAAACGGCTTACATGGTTCTTAGCACCATGTTCTTAGAGGTGGCCGGTAAGTTACTGAAGAAGACAGACGATGAATTCTCCGCTGATTTCTGCCATGATTTCGGCGTTAGCATGCACCGTTATGTCCAAACCGAAGGTAAAGGAAGGAAGTTGAACTAATGAAGCACATCGCACGTGTGGCCGCCCTGGTAGCGGCCACGATGCTAGGGGCGGGTTTCGTTTCGGCGAAGCCTGCCCCATCGCGCGGGGAGCTGCCGAACTTCGGCAACCCACAAGGGGCCTATAACAGCGGCACACACATGGGAATTGTGAAGGCCGCCGAAGCCGTATGCGTGGGCGACGTGCGCCGGCTTGGTATCACCGAAGCCGCTGCGCTTGGCTTCCGCGTTATACGCGACGCACAACCTGCGATGTTCGATAAGGGCATGAAGTACGGCCAGCGGCATTTCACAGCCGGGGCAAGCGAGAACGGTATTCCCGCCGCCTGCTATGCCGCCTACATGCTATATGGTCCAAGCGGCAAGGTTGTGCCCGATATCATCGAGTGGCAAGACGTTGAAGAGAAGGGGGAAAAGTGACGCATGGCAGGGGAAGCCGTTCTAACGAAGTTGTTCGGCCCCTACGAGGTGCACTTTGACGAGTTTCATTGGCAGTTGGTAAGCCGGGGTGCGAAAAGCATTACCCGGCTTGCTTACTGTTGCACACGTGAGGGGCTGCTACTGCGCATCCGTGCGCTATACGAAGGAGACAGCGGGATGTGGGAATATCGCAAGCGATATCCCAACGTGCCGCCCAAGGTGCTTGAGCTGTTGCGGGGGCTTCCCGATAGGAGGGCAGATTGGGAAGGAAGTGGAACGTAAAGCGGCGGGGCTTCTGGACATATCATAGCGATAGCGCCACGCCCGATTACGCCGATATCCCCAAAGGGGTGCTTCGCGGGATCACGGAAGGAGTGGGAACAGCTTTCGCCTGGATATAGGCGAGAGATCGTAAGGAGCTTCGAAAGGGAGAAAGAGAAGCAATGAGCGGAAATTTCAAGCTTCGGCTTAAGACGAAGGATACGAAGGAGACGTGGGCAATGCACGTGCTTGCCCATCAAATCGCATACGCCTTGCGGGATCGCGCTCGGCCGGGTTCTGATATCGAAAGCGAGGCCGCCGTAACGGCAACCAAGATTGGCCGGATCGCTCGCGATTATCTCAAGGAATGGCGACGCAGCGGCGCGGTATCCACTACGGTGCCCGTGCAGCACACCAAGCAACCGAAGAAAAGAAGGGTTGCCCGAACTGATGGCGAGAAGTTGGCAGACGCCGTTATCAACTTCGTTTTCGATAACGGGGAAGCCAGCTTGGAAGATATCCGGAAAGCCTTCCCGCACATATCAGACGCACGATGGTATCTGCGGCGCGGGGCCGCCCGCGCCGGATGCGTTCTCGCCTATAGGGAATTGCCTAGCAAGGTTTCTAACCCGCGATGGCGCGGCCCCGGTAAGCGGCTGTGGCGCGCAGAGATCAAGCAACAGGAGGTTTGATATGCCATACTTTGTGACATACGGAAGCTGCCCCCGTGCGAGATCGTTAAGGCGTATCGGGTGAAGAAAAGTGAACGCCGAAAATAACACCTATTGGCACGTTGGTTACTGGTGCCCGATCACAGGCGGCTGGCGCATGTGGCATGCGTCCAAACGCATCTCCCGTGCGGCGGCCGATGAACAGGCCGCCGAGCTGGCCAAGCAATACCCGCTTGGTGTCTGGAAGGCGTGGAAACCAGGGGAAGCCCCGAAGCCATACGCCGCGCCGTGGAAGACGTGCAATTGCCGAAATTGCAGAGGTGAATGAATGCAGCGAAAGGGAAAAGGCATGAAGTGCATCAGGTACTATCGCACAGCCAGGGTGGAGCGGCTTCCGGATGATGAAGCGGAGAAGGCTGTTCAGGCTAAACAGGCTTTCTTCATCTCCAAAACGGAATTCAAGCTTGCCCGTTCTGGACAGGTACGTGATCGAAGAGCTAGGCCATGAAATTGCAGCCTAGAGAGTTTTATCATTCGCGGGAATTCTGGCGATCAGAGTTGGGCGTAAACCATGGCGAGATCATGAAGCGCGCAATCAAAGATATCTTGGCTCTATACAACGTACTGGAAGACATCGCCAATCTCAACGAAGCGGATTGCGAGAAGTACGTCAAAAGGGTGGATGATATTATCTCCGATGTTCTGGCCGGGAAGAACGTTGCACTTGGCTAACCATCCAGGCCGAAGCCGCTAAACGTCTATCCAAAATCGCATAGCTGTGTTATGCAACCGATCGGCTCCACTAGGTGGGGCCTTTCGGCGTTTGGAAAACGGAGACATATGGCTGTGTCTGCACACTCCATTATAGCCTATGCCAGAGCTTCGTTGCTTCTGGATAAATACGTGATCGAAGAGAGGCGGCGCTTAGGGGCCTGGGAAGAGAAGGAACGGCATGGCCGCTACGGCCCTGCCGAACGTGTTGAAGACGAGATATGGAGACGGCGTAACGAAACGATCCTAGATCAGGCCAATCAAGAGATTGGTTTCGTCACGATAGATGAATTCGGGGATTTCAGGTAAGGAACGGCATAGAGCCCCACGGAGCCGCGAAAGCTCCGGGGGCTATGCCAGTACCTGGAAACCGGAAAAGCCGCTGTGTGGGGCTCCTATGGCTTCCTATGGCCTATTCAGAAGGTGGGGTATCCCGTACGGCCACAAGGTAGGCATCCGGGAAGAATAGGCGCAACTTCTTTAGCTGTTCTGCGGCGTCCGGGAAGGCCGCCGCAAGGCGTTCACTTTCGATCAAAGCCATGATGTGGCGCTTCTGTGCCTCCGTAAGGCGGGGTTCAAGCCGGAAGGGTGCGCGGGTATCCAGCCAAGCGAGATCGCGCCCCACGGCTTCCAGGGCCGCCCCAAGGCGCACGTAATCCACGGGAAGGGTTTTAGGTGGCCTTGCCGCGACCGTATTTGCCCCACGCCCTCCCGCGCGGAAGCGTTTTGATCGCTTCTTCATGTGCGTCTATTTCCGGCTGGGTAAGCGTGGAAGGAAGCGGGGCCGGACGCTGCAAAGCCGGGGCATCCTTTAATTCAGCCGTGGCCGCCCCGCCAAAATCGAATTGGCGCGGCGGTTGCACAAGCCGTAGGTTCATGTAGCACTGCGCAAGCAATTCGCTATCGATCAACGCGCCGTGGCGCGCCTTGCGGCTATCTAGCTTGATGCCGAAGCGCTCGCAAAGCGCGTCCAGGCTGTGCTTCCCCTTGTTAAAGGTGGAACGGGAAAGCTGGTATGTGTCCACCACGGCATACCCGCTTAGGGGCGGGATGCCGCAAAGGCGAAGTTCGGCGTTCATGAAATCCATATCGAAGCGCGCATTGTGCGCAACGAACTCTGAAGCCGGTTCCATAAAGTCCAGGATATCATCCACAACCCTATCGAAGACGGGCTTGTCTCGCAGGAAATCGTAAGACAGGCCGTGCACGTTGTAACTTTCAATCGGCACGTCCCGCTCGGGGTTGATATATGCGTGGTAGCTTCGGCCCGATGGTTTGTAATTCACAAGCTCAACAAGGCCGAATTCCACAATACGATGGCCAGACCGAGGGGAAAGGCCGGTTGTCTCCGTATCAAAGACAATCGAAACGAAAGGCTTTTCACCCACGGGGCTCTCCCTGTTTTAGCGCCCCTTGGTTGGCGCGGGGATCACGCCAAGATGAGGCACTTCGGCTTTCATCAACGAAACAACGTCGTTAAGCTCGCCGTGCAAGGTTTTCAGCCGCGTGGAGTTGTCTTCACACTTCGAAGCCGGTTTCGTGGCCGCGAGCGCATTTGAGATGCGCGCGCGCACCTGCTTATTGATTTCGGTTTGGATTTCCAGCCGATTGGATAGCGGGTCGCGGATATCGCTCCGGTAAACCACCAATGCGCCCGTGATCACCGTGAAGACGGCAATCAGTTTGGTTGATGTGGAGAACAGTGTGGAAGCAATCGGGCCAAGGATGGCCCCAAGCTTCAAGAGCCAGGGAAGTGCGGCCAGCATGGTTAGCCCTCCGATGTGTCCGAAGTGATGCCCATCTGCGCATCCTGAACGCGCGCAGAGATGATGCCCCAACCTTTCCAGGCAAGGTATGCGCCGCCAACCACCAACAGCACCCAATAGTGATCGCCGATGAACGCCCAAGACGCCTGAACACGTGTGGCAAGCGCCTGCACAAGTTCAAACTGCGTCATCCATTCGCCAGCGCGGGAAAGAATGCCGGGGTCCGTTGCCGTGATCGTGGTAGGCACCACAGTAGGCGCGCCGGGTTGCTGCGCGATCACAACACCACCAGTCGCAATGGCGATGCCCGCTCCGGCCACATCCCGCCCATCGTTCACGATGCGGGAGCCTGCCTTGATTAGTTCGCCCATGCCCACGGAAGGCTTGGAGCCCTTGGGCTTCCGTGCGGCGGTTTCGGCGTATAGGGCCGCAGATGTGATTGCATCCATTCCGTTGGGCGTTGTGGGCAACCCGTTCACGGCCTGGAAGGCCAAAAGCCCCGCCTGGGTATCCGTGCCGAACTTGCCGTCCCGCTTGCCAACCTCGAAATAGCCAAGGCCCCATAGCCGTGCCTGCATGCGCTTCACTTCGGGGGAATGCTCTCCGAAGCTTACCAGGAATTCCCCAACCGTAGGGGGCTCCTTCGGGCTTGTGCGCCGCCCGTCAAGGGCGAGCGCATTCACCTTCGCGTACCATTCCTTGCGATCCTTCCAACCGATGGGGTCTTTGTCCAGGTTGGGGTTGCCCGCGTTGATGCCGTTGGAAAACTTCCGGAAGCCTTCCAGCGTGTTCATATCGGCATAGCGCCACAGGGGCTTGGCTTCACACAGGATCGCTTCCAGGGCGATGGCCGGTTGCGATAGAAGCTCCGGATTGTTCACAAGGTCTTGGCCTACGGCCTTGCCTATCTTCCGGTAATTTCCCTTCCCCGTGTTCTGGCCAGCGCCCCGGCCCCGATAATTGAAACCGTCATCATCATCGGTTCCATCATCTTCGTTCCCCATGCGCTCGCCGTACACTTTGTTAAGCAGCTTGCGCGGGTTCATCACGTAGGCTTTCGCCGCTTCCACCGTGGCAAAGCGCGTTGGCCAAACCTCCTTGATACGCGCCGCGCTTTTGAACATGCCGCTTTCAACGTACACGGTGAAACCGGCCGTCTCAGCAAGGCACGTGGCGAGAAGCATCTTGAAGCGTGGCGTGGTTGTGCAATCCCACTTCTTAAGCAGGTCTGGGCGGCTATAGAATGCCGCAGCAGCCGCCTTATCAGCTTTGCGGTATCCTTTCAGCAGCCGCTGCATTTGGGCTTCTGTGATCATATACGGCCTTATGGTTGGATTTCTGGAAAGGGCCAAATAGAAACGGCCCCAATCGGGGCCGCTTAACGTATCCTTGGGATAGACGGTTACTGGCCGCCGCCTCCCCCGCCGCCCCGGCTGTCTGTTCCGGCTGAACCGTCTGGGGCCGTTAGGGTGAGAGCTGTTGTCCATCCGCCATCCCGCGTTACGTTGTGCCGAACGGATTTAATCCGATAGGGGCCGTCCACGCCTGGACGTGCCCCGCTTACTGTGCAGATGCTACCAGGGCGGGGCGAAGCGGAACCATCCACGGTTACTGAGCCGCCGCCCTTTTCCTTATCGCTATCCTTGGCGTTGGAACCGGCCTTGTCCTTCGCCTTCTCGCTATTGTGCTTCGAGAAGCGCGTGCGGTGTTTCGCCTGGGAACGGGACTTCTTTGTGGAGCCGGTTTCGGATTTCCACTCGGCCGCCGCCATATCAAACCAGCGCGCTTCTGTTTCCTGAAACTGTGGCCGCCCCGTATCGGGCTCTAAATCCCAATCGATTAGGTTACTGCCCCGCCGCGCGGTGAAGCTTCCCGTAAGGCCGCCTATCCCGCCGCCGTTCTTTGGCGAGATGATCGCCTTATTCCCCTGGACTTTGAATATCCCGCCAAGCTCGGAAGCTATCCGCTCTCCCGTATGGAAAAAGCTATCATCATTGGCACCCCACCATTCGCGGGTCTTGTCCAATGATCCTTCCACTTGAACCGAGATACCGGCGTCCTTCCCCATCTCGTTGAGAAATTCGGAAGCCTTGCCGTTATCCTTGTGCTTCTGTTGCGGCTGCTTACCCTTGCCCAAGGTGTCTATGCCCTTGGCCCCAATGGTAAGCGTCATGCCGCCGTTTTTGCTGCCCTTGGATTTTACGTCATCAACGGTTCCAACGAACACCTGGGAACCGGCTTCGTTATCCCAACCAAGGGAGACGGTTACAGATGCGCCCGTGCGCGGGAGCGCGATTTGCGCCCCGCGATCATCCACCGTAATGGAGCACGTGTCGCTCTGTGTTCCTTCGTTATCCGTGATTTCGATTTCCTGAAGACAGCTCTTCAAGCCAGCGGTGATATTGCTTCCGCCGACATGGACCTTATACCACCCCTTCCTTGCCACGGGCCAACGCCTCCCTTCTGTGAATGGTTGCCACGGCTATGCCGTAATCCAGCTCGCTATCGGTCCAGCCGGTTGCCTTCTTCACTTCGTATCGCCGCAACTCCCAACCGCGCGCCAGCGATTTAAGCGCCGTGCGTTTGGGCGGATTGCGCTTGGCCTTCAGTTCTCGAAGCTCGGCCCAACGCTGATTGATTTCCAGAAGGCCCCATTGCAACAGGATGTCTGTTTTAGCCATAGATTGCCTTTTCCTGTTCCGCCGCCGTGCCGAAGAAGGCCGCCGTTAAAATGGGGCAGGGGTCTTCAACTTCGTAATAAACGTTACAGCTATCCGGGTTTCTAACCTCGCGCAGCAGGATCGCGATGGAATGGCCTTGCTTGTGCCCCAACGCTTCGGCCCGCGCGAATATGGCTTCGTTTTCTTCGTTTGTCCAATCTCCCATAAGCTTGCAGGCGTCATAGAAGATGGATTGCGGCCCCATCGCAAGGAGGTGTGTGCCATGTTCGTTGCGCCCGTCCATGAATGCGGAGATGAACGGCTTCCGAAGCTGCTCTACAAGGCTACCAGAAGCCGCCACAGCCCCGGAAATGCTTGCCGGGATATCCACGGCAGGGCCGCCATTACGGCGGTCCCTGCACGTTTTACACGTCCCCATGCGTTGGGGTGGGCAATAGCAGATTGGCATAATAAAACGGCGTCCTTACACGCGGCCGATTGATGAGACGAATTCCAAGGCGTCGGCATTTGCCGCCCGCCGCACTTCGCGAGATGTTGAGCGCATCCGCGATATCTTGAAGAGAGCCGCCCGCCGCAGCAATCCGGCGCAAGGTGGCTTCCCTTTCATCGGGCCATGGCCTGTTTGATCGCGGGCCGGGTGCAACGGCCTTCTCGATCACGCAAAGCCCGGCTTCCTGCCGCGCCTGGGCACGTGTTTTCAACGGAGGAAGCTTCGCCCAATACGCGCGAACGGCCCCGGCTATTGTGTTTGCGGCGCGCCGCCATTCCGGTTCCGTGGCCACAAGGTGGGTGATGTACTTGATGCCCTGGCAAACGGTTTGGTTTGTCCATGCGCCGGTATGGCGCGCGATCTGGCTTAGACTACACGGGGTAAGATCGCGGCACAGGTGCCACACCAGTTGACGCACGCGCACCACGCAACGTTGTTGCACGGGGGAAGTGATCACGCTTTCATCCACGCCGTAGTAAAGGCCAACGGCGCGAAGCACATCTGCGATAAGGAAAGGTTGGGGATCAACCTGCGGCGGCCGGTTATTCGTGCGGCAGTACCAAGGCGCGGCGTTGCCGCACTTCTGGCGAGGGTTAGCCCAACCGAGAAAGGGGGAGGTGGGTAGGTTGGGGGAAGGCCGTTCAACGGCCTCTCCCCTTAAGCAGGTTCTGCACTTGTTGTTGCCGCGCTTAAGGAACGGGCACTTGCGTGTCATTGGGAAAGAACCGAGAAAAGATCGATTGGCTTTTCTTCGTACCTATCCTCATCATCGAAGATTGGCAGATGCACTACGGTTCCAACCGCAAGCTCTGTTTCCTGATGTTCCAGAAGATAGTTCTCCGGCATCTCAAGCATATATTCCAGAAGCCCGTCCTTGGGTTCATGGAACCTTTGCCATATGATGCTATCCAGGGTTACGCCTTCCGATGAAACCGTATGCTGTTCAATGTGGATTACTGCCATTGCACCTCACACAATCCTTTGAAATGCAGCGGCCTTCATGATCAACGAGAACGCCGCCGCACCCTTCGCAAATCACCATGGCTCCAAAGCCCTTGGCAACCTTCTCCGCAGAGATCAGCCCCGCCAAATCGCGCATGTCTTCGCCAAATAGCTCTTCGCTGCATTTCTTACAGAAGTCGGCCATTATTGGAACAGCCCCGCGATAAGGCGGAATAGATCGCGCTCTCCGCCGCGAGAACCGGAAGCCGCGTCGCTTCGTTTCAGCGTAAGGGTGAATTCGATCATGCGGCCCCGCCCCTTGTAATCAAGGAATTGGGCCGTCTCTTCCACAGTCTCACACACATAGAAGCCCAACGCCTTGCCATCGCCCCGCATCAGGGGGAAGGCTTTGCCGCTAGATTGCTGTCCATAGAACACTTCCATAGAGCCGCCCCAATTGATAGGGAAGAGCCGCCCTTTCATCGTAACCGTATCGGCCCCGGCCCCAACGAATTCCAGCGGGGGACGGCGGCCGATAACCGGCTTCTCCACGAAGGTGGATGCGCTATTGCGCCCCACTTCGTGGGTATTGATGGGCCACACCTCAAAGGTGATGGACCCGTATTGATAGAGCATGCCTTTGGCCATGCGATCACCTATGCGATTTTGGTCATGCCCACATCGAACTGTGACCCGCGCATAACAGAACGGGCCATGCGCTCAAGCCCTTCTTCCACGGCACGCTTCACGGCAGGCGGGTCCATCTGGCCGTAAAAGTTCATGGCCACTTGGTTGGAATTGCTTATGGTGTTGCCACCACGCCCGCCGCCCCGGCCCCGGTTGGGCAGGATGCGCCCGGCCGTGCCAGGAACGAAAAGCTCCGGCCCGCTTTCACCAACCATATAAGGCTGACGCGATGCAACCCCACCACCTCTCGCCTTTCCGGGGTCAGATTGCGGAATGCCGCCCGCGCCATAGGTTACGCCGTAACCAGAATTGCCCTTACCCGCGCCAGATGCCGCCGCGCTTGCTGCCGCCCTGATAGCTCCGGCCGCCGCCCGAGCCGCTCCGGCCACGCGGTTAAACGCACTAATAGCAGCCTCAACTCCACCCAAGGCGAAGTTGATGCCCGCCGCTGCAATCGCGCCAAGCTGTTGCAATGCGCTTACACACTGTTGCGCGGTTGGCGCAAGGTTGCCAATGGCACTCGCCGCCGAAGACGCCGCGCTTCCAATGGCACTAAGCGTGCTTGCCGCCTCGGGTGAAAGGCCGCCGCTAAAGCCCTGCTTAAACGCCTCCCAACCACGGGCAACGGTGCTAAAGTCCATCGTGGCCAGCGCCAGAAGCGCGCCGGGAATGGTGAAGCTACGCAGTAGAGATAATGCCCCGCCAAGGATGCGGAAGGCCGAAGCCGCGCGAAGCACACCAGCGGAGCGCGCGGCCAGAAGGCCCGCGCCTACGCCCAAACCAGCAAGGCCACCTACCCGCGCCATACCGGCCACAGCAGCACCAGCGCCCGCCGCAGTGCGCATTGCGGCCCCAAGCATGGCGAACGGCTTCGCGGCCCGTAGGGCGAAACCGGCCAGCGATAGAAGGCCCATCTTCATGGCCCCGCCCAACAGCTTGCGGCCAAAGTGCGCAAGGGGCAGGGCCACAAGCGTGGCCCCAAGCCCGGCAATCCCGCGAATAGCGTTGGGGCTTTTATCGGCAAGGTTCTCTATCGCGTTTAGAGCGCCGGTTAGTATTCCGGTTCCGCGTTTCAGGTCGCCGTCCAGCGCGCCGGTTACGCTCTCGGCCATGCGTTCCCACGCGCTCTTGTTCTCGTCCAGCTTACCGGAAAGGCTTCCCAGCTTCGTGTTCAAGTCGCGGTCTATAACGCCGCTTGCGCCTTTAGCAAGTTTGATGAATTCCTGCATCTCAGGATTGAACAGCATGAGAGCGCGCGCGGCGTTCTGTGCCTGCATATCCTGGAAGACATCGCCAACCTTGGAGATATCCCCCTTCGTGGCTTTCATAATCGACCTATGCAGAACGTCGAATATGTTTTCGCCCTTGGCTTGGCCTTCTTTCAATTCCTTGCGGATATCAACGCCAAGCTTTTTGAACTTCTTACGGGTCTCCGCGCTATCGGCCTTTGTAAGAAGGTTGTAAACGTCGTTCGCGGCTTCATCAGGCGTGCCCGATGTTTTGGCCGCAATCTGCATCATCGAGTTAAGTTCACCAACGGCCTTGGCCCCGGTGAAGCCACGCGCTTGCATAATCGCGAAGCTCTTCGAAGCTTCCTTGGCAAAGTTCTTAATTTCGAACTGGCCAGTCTTGCTCTTCTCGGAAATCTCGTCCAACAGGCTTGGTATGGAATTATCGGGCACCTTCATATTTTGGGCCATGCTGCGAACTAAGTTCGTGCTGTCCTCAATATCGATGCCCTCGTATGTGCGCGCCAGCTTTGCCGCGCTGCGCACAGCCTCCGGGTTATCAAGCGGGTCAAGGCCCTTGCCGATTGCCGTATCTACACCACGGCCAACCGTCTCAAAGGATTGCCGCACATCGCGGGCAATATCCTTGATTAGGGTTTTGGCCCGTTCCATGGTTTCAGGCGTGGCGTTAAGCTTTTGCTGAATACCAACGAGCTGGCGATCAAACTGGACGCCCTGTTTCACAAGGGCGTAGGTGGCAAAGCCAAGGGCACCCGCTGCCGTGGCCGCGCCCATGAACTTGTTTTTGGTATCGGCCAAACTGTGCGCAAGCGCCTGTTGCGCGCCAGCTACCGCTAGTTGCTGCTTTGCTATGGCACCAACGGCCCCGCCACGCGCGGCCTGTGCCTGTAGTGCGGCCAGGGCGGCTCCCGCCTTTTTGGCGGGGCCGCTAACCTGATCAAGTAACCGGACAATAAGTTGGGATACTGCGTCAGCCATCTTCTTCTATCTCCGGCTCTTCTTCTATGTCTTCTTCCATGGATTGAGATTTAACAATCCGCACAACTTCTATATGCCAATCGCAAAGCTCTTCGTAATCCATGGCCTTTAGTTCGGAGAGTGGCACATGCAGCACGTGCGCCACTTCGGCCATAAGCCGCCTTACTCTGTTCCCTCCGAAGGGGGTTTGGGAAAAAAATCTGCGGCCTTCTCGTCGGCCTTGATCAGGTCTTGCACATCCATCTTGCGCACGCACCCAACGGTAAGGCCAGACAGGGCGGCCACAAGCACAATCTGTGAAGCAACCCGGCCCTTGTCCGTGGTGTCGCGCTCGATGCGCTCCAGCACGCCAGCGTTTGGACGCTTAAGGGTAATCTCGGAAATCGTCTTGCCCTCCCACTCATAGGGGTACGCAAGCTCGAATACGATATCAGACATTCGACGGACTTTCTTTCAGGGGGATATATGGGGAAGAAAACACGGCCCCGCCCGGTATGTCAGCGGACGGGGCCATGCTACCGGGCACGCAATCAGGAGGCGAATTGCGCTGCGCGTTAGACGCGCTAGCCACGGTATCAGAAAGCGGGAATGCAAGAAACGCACCCTATGACCAAGGGGTGCGCAACACCATTCCCGCCCCGCATGGTAGGCTTCTAGCGCGCCAGCGCCACGCTATTAGCCAGCGGTATTGGGAATGTGCAGAATACGGTTCTGGTCGGCGTACTGGTCAACGCCGTTCACGCGCCACGTATTGGTGAAGAAATCCCAATACTGTTTCTCCTCGCCGTCTTCGAACATCTCGTAATGCGTGATTTCCGAGATTTCATAGTCGATGCCGGGAAGTTCACCGCGCTTGAAAGCCTCCTTCTCCACCTTGGAAAGACGGCCTTCCATCTTGTACTTCAGCTCGATATGCTGGCCGGTGCGCTTGTCCTGCTCAACCGCATAGGCGGTATACATGCGCTTGGCCGGGGTATTCAGGCCGAACTGCATAAGCAGCGGCACGTCCATGCCGGTCAGCTTGAACTTCGCTTCGAGAGCTTCGCCGCCTACGGCCATCTTGATTGCGAAGTAGGAGCCACCCGCGTGGTGGTCCTGTTTCATCTCTTCCAGGGTAGGCGGAACGAATTCCACAATGGACAGGTGCTTGCTGTCCGTGGGGTCTGCATCGCCGCAAAACAGGTTTGCGGCCTGTACAACGCGCAAAGTAGCGGGCATATAGGTCTCCGGATTAAAAGATGGGGGAGCCGCTAGGGCTCCCCACTAGATTGCCAATAGCCTGCCGCTGTTAGACTTCAAGCTGCGACAGAAGATCGTCCAGCAGGAATTCCAGCGCGCGCTCGTACCGCTGGGAGCGGATGCCGATATAGCGCAGGACCGGCGCTTCTTCCGCCGCGAAGTCCACGGTGAACTTGCCAAGCCGCAGTTGATCGGGGCTGTTCTGATCGCGCCGGAAGCCGACCTTGAAGCCCAAGATATCCCCATCGGCCTGCAAGTTGCGCAAGGCAATGGTCATCGTGGACAGGATGCTTTCGATGGTCTGGGCCGTGATATTGAACCGGCCAAGGTAGAAACGAAGCGTCTTCAGGAACAGCAGATGGATGTAATCCCGCCCGCGCGTGACGTTGTAGAACGTCCACAGGGGGTCTTCGGAACACGTATCCGTGCCCACGTAAACGAAGCCGCCCGATGCGATGGCCGTTTCAACGCCCATCTGGCCGCGCAAGATAACGCCGCCGTTCTGCGACAGTATCTGCTGACCTTCCGTTGCGCCGTCCGTAAGCGAGAACTCGATATTGCGGTTTGGCCCCACGATGCCCTGGACCGGCTGATTTGCCCACGAGTGGAATGGCCGTCCCTGGAATTCGTGGTCACGGCGCACGCCGATGCCAATGATACGCGGGGCCGCATCTTCCGTAAGGATCAGCTCGCCGCGCTGCACCTTCGCGCCGGAAGCCAGCGGGATGATGCGCCGAGACTGGATCGTCTCGCGCCAATTGGTGAACGCAACCAAGCTGTCGCTGGGTCCGCTAAACACGGCATGCGCCAGAAGGGTATCGAGAACAGACGGGGCCTCGGCCACAAGGCCGTTGGCCAGCGTGTCCACGATGCCCGTTGCCGCCGCCGAAGAGCCGCCGCCGCCCGTGATCGCAACCGAAGGAGCCACGCTGTAGCCCTGGCCGGGGTTTGTAACCACGATGCGGTCAACGGTTGTGGAAGTGAGAACGGCCGTTGCCGAAGCCGGATCACCCGCGAAGCCCGGCTGTGTGATGGTAAGCGTTGGCACGTCGGTGTAACCTTCGCCGCCGTCTTCCACCGTAATGGCCGTGATAACGCCGTCCACAACGGTTGCGGAGAACACGGCATGGACGCCGCCCGCCGCAAGGTCGCCGCCGCTGGGCGTGATCACCAGCTCATCGCTGTCGTAGCCGGTTCCGCCGTCCACAACGGTAACGCTGGCCACGGTTGTGGGGAACAGCTTCGCAATGGCCGTGGCGTTCACGGTAACACCAGCGCCGCCGCCCGTAATGCCAACCGATGGCCGCGTCTCGTAAGACGTACCGTGATTGGTGATATCGATGGAAGCAACGCCGCTGATAACCTGATGCGTATATTCCGGGGCCGTGATCAGACGCGGGATCACGCCCAAGGCTTCGCCAGCTTTCTTGAAAGCGTGGATGCCTGTCTTGGACGAAGCGTTTCCAATCATATTGGAAATCACGGTCATCGGCGTAGCGCTATGCGTGACGCGAACGATCACGATGCGCGCCGCAACCTGGAATTCTCCAAGCTGGTCGTTGATGCCGTCGATTGCCTTGAAAGCCGTTCCCAGCTCGCCAAGATCGGTCAACAGCGTGGTATCATCGCTGAAGACTTCCACGGGCTCATCGATGGGAAAGCGGGATGCGTTGGCGTTCTGCGCGGTGCAGAGCAAGCCAACGATTGCCATATCCGAGCCAACTGCGGGGCGCGGATCATCGTTGACTTGCGTAATAGCAATGCCGAAAATCGGATCACTCAAGGGGGATACCCTCCGTTATAGGGTCTGAGAAGCCGCAGGAGGCCACAGGAGCCGCATAACGGCTCCCTTGGCTACGCGCGTACCTGAAAAGAGAAACCCGGCTGTACGGGGCTCCTGTGGCGCTTACGCGCCGTCGCCCTCTTTGGGCGGGGTTGCGCTATCGGCTTCCAGCCAAGCGCGAACGCTGGCTGGAAGCGGCAGCAGCAGAAGGCCCCACTTCACCGTAGCGCCAAGGCTTGTCCAGAGCGCGGTGAAAGTCGGGGGATTTCGCAGATTGGCCATAAGCCAACCAAGCACGGCGTAGAGCCCGGCTTTCAGGTCGGGCAGAAGTGCAATCAAGGTTTCCATGGGAATGGCGCCTTAGTTATTGATCGCCATGGCTTGGAGCCATAGCGCGTCAATCTGTTCTGTTGTGAACCCCATAACCGCGCCTACCATTTCGATAAGCGGGTGATGCCGTTCGAACTGAGAAGCATATTCCCAGCTTGTTAGGGCAATCTCGCGTTGCATGGGGTCTGGGATGGTTTCGATGGCTGCAACCACTTGGGCCGGGGTAAACCCGGCCCCGAGAAGAACAAGCCTCATTTGCAGCGGGTAAAGCGGAACAAGCTTTGTCTCAGGTACATAGGCCGCAGCGCTTGCCCTCATTTCGGCGTCACGTTCAGGCGTGGTTACAAGGTGGTAAACCACGCCCTCTATGGTTTTGCGCTCCACAAGGCCGCCGCCAGCAATGAACGCGGCGGCTTGATTGGGGTTTAGCTTAACTATCGCGTTGCCCGGTGTTTGGCGATACAGGTCCATTCTCTTTACCACACCCTTCGCCATTGCAGATAAGACCCCCTGCGTCTGATTGTAGCCGTGCCGCTTGGTGAAGCCTGACACCACCTTACGGTAAAATTACCCGGTGATGCGGCCCCGGATATTTCAACCGTCCCCTTAATAATCCCAATACCGTTGCCAGTTAGGCCGAAGCCAGTATTGTATGCAGAAACATCTATAACCGTATTCGCGGTATTGTCTTTAACAAGGCCGCCGCCCACCCCGGAATTAAATCCGCTGTGTATGGAGTAATGGAAGGCAACCTGCGCCGGACCGTTAATGGAGAGGTTTCCTGGCTGTCCGGCCAGCCAAACGATGGCCTCGAAAGCATACGCCCGGCCTGGATAGGCCGGGAAGTAAAGTTCCGTATCATCGTTGAGAGTTGCGTCGTTGGTTAGGCTAACGTCGGCTGTGGCTTGCCTGAAATTCCAACTATTCTGACGCCCAACAATAAGCCATCTGTTTACTGAGCCGCCGATATATTCCAGGTCAACGCATTCTCCAGGCTGTAGAATATACTCCTTCTCGCTGAATGAACCTGGGACGATTATGCGGTTGCTTGCGCTTGACCCGGTGTTCTCATGCATCAACAGGAACGTTGACAGCCCAGAGCTTCCGTTAACAATGCGCTTCCGGTTGCCGCCTGTGGTTGGGGCCGCAAAGCCGGTTATGTTGTGGTCTGTAGAGCCGCCGTTTATAACGATGGTGCTTTCCGTTGTCCACCCGGTAGGCGCGTAATCGTGGTTATCGGATGCGGAAATCGTGGCCGTATTCTGCCCCGCCGTATAGGCCGGAACGGTAATAAGCCCCGTGAACGTAGGGTTGTTGATCGGGGCCTTTGTGGCAATCGCCGCGATGGCCGAAGCCAAGTCAACAGCAGCGGCTTTGTCAGCAAGGGCAGTTGTAAGCCCCGTGATATCGCTCTGTGCGTGGGAATGCACAGAAGCCGCCTTACCGGCCAGCGCGGCGGTTGTGGCTGCTATGTGCGCAACGAGATCGCCGTTGATTTCCTCAAGCGCCTCTTGCACATCTTCAGCGTCAAGGCCGTCGATTGGCGTAATGCCAATCTGCGAAGCGCCTTCCGCCTCGCCAACCTGTCCCTGCGGCCCGCGCGGGCCGGACATGGAAACGCGCCAATCTGCAACCGTACCAGCGCCGCCCGTGAACGATACGTCCAGGGTTAGCTCGCCGGTGTCTGGATCATATTCAACCGTGCGGCCGAACATGAACTTGGTGGGGTCATCGGTCTTCTGGGCATAGACAAACGCGCCGCTGATAAAAGAATTGCGCTCGCCTTCTTCGATCACAAAGACCTTTGTGCCCGTGCCGATGGCAAGGGATGTTACAGAACCGGCCCCGAAGGTTTCCAAGATGCCTTGGAGACGGTCAAGCGCTTCGACAATAATCGGCGTAAGCCCGTTATCCAACCTATCAAGGCCAAGCTGGGTGATGTTCTCACCCACCTTGCTAAGGTCCATAAGGGCCGTCTCATTGGCGTGGATACGGATGTCCAAATCTTCGAGACGGAAATTCCAGTAAACTGGATCGCCAAGATTATGCCGACGCTTCACTTCGTAAAGTGGAAAACGCCGCGTCATCCGTTTCACCCCTCCTTTCTGGCTACGCCGAGAACCTTGACCGCAGTCTGGTGCTTCAGAACTATATCGCCGCGCAACCTTACGTTAACATGGCGAGGAAGAAGCTTGAGACCGCCAGCGTCGAAGGGGCGAAGAACTTCCACGTTATAGGTTTCTTCCGGCTTCACGGTAACGGCCTGCGGCTCACCCGCCTTTACGTTCTTTCGAGACATTATGAATTCCCTTTCACACAAGAAAAGAGGGGCACCGTTAAGGGTGCCCCTTTCGCGGGATAAGCTGCCCTATTAGGCCGGAACAGGCGTCACATAGTGAACGCGAGAAGCAACGTGGTAGGTGCTGCCCGCCGCGTTGGTGTCGCCTTCCTGCACGATTACGAATGATGTTTCGCCAGCGGGCAAAGTGTTGAAGAGGTAAGTGCGGCGAATGCGCTTCACGTTACCGCTGATAACCTCCAGAACCTCGTCAGCCTGAGAAGCCGCACCCTCTGTGGTTGGCGTACCGGCCGGGTCGAACACGATTGAACAATCGTGATCATGCGGCTGAGTGGGAGGGCCGCCACCAATATGGTCGTCGAAGTATTCCAGCTCCGTTTCAACGGTGATGGAAGCTGTATTGCCAGCCACAGCGCCCGTGATCGGGATGGTGATGGCTTCCGAGACATGCTTGAACGTCAGTTTGGGCCGCGCAAGCTGCACCGTGCTTCCGGTAAGCTTGATGCCCGCTTGAATGTCCTGCGTTCCCACGAAGCGGATGCGCGCACGCACCAGCGGCGGGGCAGATGCGAAAGGATCGCTTTCGCCAGCAACAAGCGCCGTCCAATCCGTTGCGCCGTTCGGCAGAACTTCGAAAACAGCCTGACAGCTTTCCGGCGTTACCATATCGGCCATAGCATCGATATAGCGGATGCCTCCGTCAAGGTTCCACGCTTCCAGCTCCACCGTGGAAATCGCGTTGTTGAACTTCGCGGCGTACAGCCTGAAGACGATATCCCGCGTAAGATCGCCCTGGAAGAACGCGCCGTCCGTGCTGTAGAAGAACGAGCCGTCCAGGAAGCGCGAGCCGCTTGACATTGCGATTTGGTGATTTGCATTCGACACGAAGACGAATGCATAGCGGCGGCCCGCCTTAAGGAAGGTTGGCGGGATGGCAAACGCAATGAAGCTGTCTGAGATCAGGTTGGCGTGGGGAACCGTAACCTTCGCAATGGTTTTGCTAAGATCGGGCACGCCCGCCGTAAGCTCGCAGATAGCCACATGCACGTTTTCGTTGCCGCCCTTGGCGATGAGGCGGAATTCCAGCTTCGTTGCCCACATATCATTTGGAGCAAGGAACGACTGCGCAACAAGCGCGCCGGTAATCGAATGATTGACCGGAAGCGTATACCAATACGGCTCTGTGATCCTGTCGCGGAATATCTGCTTTAGGTAGATAGCCGCATGCTGTTGCGTCATATCGGCAACGTTCAACACTTCGAACGTTTCGCCAGCGCGCTCGAAGTTGCCCGTAATCGGGTTGAACTGGCCTGACTTCCACCACGAAGAATTCGTGCACGCGGTAAACACAGCACCATAGCGCAGCCTCTCGCGTGACATGGTGCCCTGTATCAGGTCGAAAGTCTGGAAGCCGTACTGCGAGATGCCAAGGGCGTGCGTTGTGATGTCGTTATTGATGCGAAGTGAGTGCGTCCAGGCCGGGAGCAGAAAGCCGTCCGTCTTGGATGCGTTGGGATCGTTCGCAGAGAAGATATCCATTTCAAGGATATCGGCGTTTGCATCGGGAAAGCGGATACCCATCTCCACCTTCGCGTCGTAGCCAAGCGCAAAGGTGTTGTCAACGTCGCTTTCCAGCGCGTCCAGGAAACGGTCGGCCCCATAGCCGCCCTCATCGGGAAGCTCTGCAAGCTCCTTCAGCGTGGCGATATCGCGCCAAATCTGATGAAGGTCTTGGTTGCTGCCGCGATTTTTCATCGCCTCCCAAAGCGCGGCGATATCGCCCTTGAGACCCGCGATGATTGGCTCGAATGTGGTCTTGAACAGCTCCAGCGCCCGCGCACGCAAGTCCAGGTCTTCGGTGCTTTCCACTTCGTTGAGCGGGGCCATGGTAACGGAGACAACCTGTGTGGTGTCTACCAGAACCGTGGCAACAAGCACGTGCGTTGCGGGAATGGCCGGGGTGGTGGGGTCCGTGCTTTCCGAGCCAGGAATGAAGCTGATAACGGCCTGCCGCGCCAGCGTAATTGACACGCTTTCGCTTTCCGTCTGGCCGGTCTCCACGTCCACAAGCACTTCGCGCTCAACCAAATCGGTGTCCACGGTATTGCCCGAAGCCGTGATTGCCACGATGCGGCGGGAAGCCGCCGCAAGATGGGAAATCACGCTCTGAACAATCGGCGTACCGCGATTGAAAATTGAGCCGTTGCTGTCGTAGAAGCGGCCCGCCTGGACGGTAACTTCTGCCTGTGCCGACTTGGTTACAGCAAAACCCGCGTAACGGCGGGTTTTCGTAACTGCATCGAATGTCAGATGATCGAGACTTTCAGCAGCATAGGCTTGCAGATTGTTATGATCCGAGGCCGTCTGCTCCTGATAATCAGCGAATTTGACCCTTCTTTCCATAAACTTGGTCCTTTGTCGGTAATCCCACGATGAAGTCTTTCTCGCCCGCTAAGAACAGCTCTCCGGCCGTTATCTGCGGACGCCAGCGGGTGAAGTACAGCAACTTGTCGCTGTCCCTCTTGCTGGCCGTTAGCGCCAATCTGGTTTCCCTTACCCGCGAAAGGTCGTGGGGTATCCAGAAGCGGAGACGCGGGGCAAGAATTCCCTCACCAGCCGCAAACCTACTGCGCTTACCGGGCATGGATAAACGCAGGTAGGCGATATGGCGCGGGAAGCTGTAGCGTCCCACGCCCATAAACTGACACGCGGGGCGGCGCTGCAAGCCGCGCCCGTCGTTGATTGCATAGCGTTCAAACACCAACCGCCAAGCCGTGGAAGGCCGGAAGAAGCCCGTGCGCATGAACGTATTGGAGAATACCCGGAAGCCGCGCGTTCCGTTCTCGCGCACAAGCTCCGGTTCCATCGTAACCGGCCGCACCGTGGCAAAGGCCGATTGACGCCATGGTGCGCGCGTTACCGGCTCAATCGCCACGATGAGCCGCCCCGCCGTGGAGGGCTGGAAGAACTTCTTCCGGTCTATGATGGAATTGGCAAACACCTTGCTTCCGCGTTCACCGCGAAAGTGGAGGAAGAAGGCCAAGCCATCGATCCTTACGCGCACTTCCGTTTCAACGCCGTTCACCACGTAGCGTGCGCGCCGGGTTAAGAGCGTGCCCGCCGTGCTGGGCAACAGCCACTGATTTTCAAAAAAGCTATGGAAGTTGCGGTTAAGGCGGTCTGTGCCCGCGAAGGTCTTGCGGCCCTTCGTGCCGCGTTCCTTCGTGCGCCATGTGCGTATCTGCGGAAGCTGGCTAAGCCATGCTTCCCGCTCTTCACGGGTAAGAGAAGGCCCGCTAAATACGCCTTCCGGTGGGACGGTATATTCGAAGAGCGCTCCGGGGCTGTATCGCAGATACATGATGATGCCCTTGAGCGTTCCTTTCGCCCGGTGCATCTCGATGGAGTTGGCAATGATGGAACGCCGCTGAAGCAACGGCCAATTATCATTCCACAGGTCCACGCTGAAAGCGTGCGCAAGCACCTTTAGGAATGGCTCGGGGCATGTCCACGGGTTCCATATCTCGCGCGTTGGGGCCTTTATGGCCTCGCTGCGCTTCTCCACGGCCGAGAGCGCCTTGTTAAAGGGCGTCTCGGCGTTGGGTAATAGATGGTCCTTATCTGGGATCATTCAGTGACCGCTGTAACGATTACCGAAGTGGGATAGGCCGCTTGATACGGGTTGCAGATGATATCTGCGGCAGGCGACAGGATTTCCACGCGCCGCACGTTGGCGATATAACCGGCCCCGCCCAAGACGTTCAGGTAAACTTCGGCCCCGATGCGATAGCGCGCGATGGCCGCCGCCGTGATCGCGGTTTCAACCGCGTCAATGATTTCAGCCGGTATCGGTCCAGGCGGAATAGTGATCCGAGCTTCAATCTCATATTCGATGATGGTTGCCGAAGCCACGTCCCAAACATCGGTAAGGGGCATGGCCCCGCGATCTTCCAGCGCTTCGCGCACCTTGTTGATTGTGCCGATTGTGGTAGGCGCGCCGCCGTCTTCCAGAAGGCGGATGCGCACCTCTCCAGGCTTCCCATGAACGGCCGGGCCGTTGCACACGATATCACGCAAGCCAGGAACGGCGGTAAGCGCACGGAAGATAATCCCGTCTTCGCTTCCCGCCGCTGGCGCGGCGAAGCCGGTAAGGTAACGGACGAGAAGTTGCGTGTCCGTTTCCATGATTGGCACTTGCGTCTCAGGATCAACCCCGGTTTGCAGCCGCGCGATATTCGCGCGGGCAACAATGTTTTCCAGGTCTGCGCCCTGTGCATAGGCAGGGAGAACAGCACGCACGGCGCTATTCACCCGCGCACGCATCAGCACTTCGCGAAGTGCGCCAACCTCTTGGGCAATCTTGATAGGGTCTGTTTCCAGCGCCCCAACGTCATAGGGGAAGCCTGCAAGCGTGGCAAGCTGTTGAAACAGCGCCATGCGCTCCGCAATAAGCGCCTCACTGTCCAGCGTTGCGATTGCATCGGGCCGGGGCAGGAATTGCGTATTGATGATCGGGGCAAGGAAGTTTTCAATGTCTATCGTCATGCATCACCCCGTTGCCAGGAAGCCGCCTTGCAGCGCATCCCGCTGGATGTTCACGGCTTGGCCGTACCACTCAACCACCACAATCCGCGCGCCCTCCGATGTGAAATCGTCAAGGTGGCCGCGCGGCAGATAGAAGCCTTCCAGGCCAACGCGAAGCCGCCCAAGGCGAAGTTCATCAGGCGTGGAAAGGATACGCACCTGTGAAAGCTTGAAGCGGGGCTCCAGCTCCAGGGCCACATAGATGGACGTGAAGAACTGAACAACTATCTGTGGCGAAATGTTTTCGCCAAGTAGGCGCGGGATGAACGAGCCAAACCAGCGGCGTAACGGCCTAAGGCCGAAATAGGTCTGGAAAATGCATTCCAGGCTGTTTTCGACATGCTTCCAGCCTGAGACAGGCTTGCCCGTATGGCGGTCAACTCCGCTTCCGGGTCTGATTGCGTAGACAGCCATTTTTCAGCCGCTCTCATAATCTCTGGGATGTGCGGACGTAGGGCCGCTGCAATGGCGTCAGCCAATTGCACGTGCTCCCGTTGGGTTGTTGCTTGGTCGCGGCGCACGGCCATATAGTGCAGCCACGAACGGATTGTACCGTTGACGTAAAGACGGCTTGGCGTAAGCCCTTCCGGAAGCACCACGCGGGCGCACTCCTTGGCGATGCCGTTGCGGATTGCCCACTCGTAATCGTCTATGGCGCGGTCAGCCAACGCCTTTTGCCGCCGTTCCCATGCTCTTACCAGTTCATAGTCGAAGCACGGAAGCGATGCCTGACGGTTTTTGGGGTCTTGCATCCGCGTTTCGCGTATGATCGTGTCCCGCTTGATCTGCGAGACGTTGGCATAGCGTTGCGAGAATTCCTGAAAGCTGCACGACCTGTGCCGCAGAAGCTGCCGCGCTATATCGCGCGGCGCTTCGATGGAAAGGCAGGCGTTGCCAAGTTCAAACGGCGACCAATGGTGGTTGCGGATAAGGTAGCGGATAAGCTTCTCGTTGTTCTCGCCTGCCGCTTGGCTTTTGGGGCTGGACACGCGCGCCGCGTATACGATGGCCTTTTCACAATCCGGCGTGATCCAAACCAGGGAAGCTTTGATCAAGCATCATCCTCCGGAACACCAGAGAAGCCGGAACCGGGCATGGTGTCTTTATGCCGATGGCTTCCGTCTATCTTCTGGTTATTGTGCTTCATCTTCCCGCCCTGTTGATCGTAACCGTCTTTTTTGAAATCGAAGGTGGTTCCGTCTGCGGTTATCTTCATTTGACCATCGCGGAATTCAAGCTTTGTCTTTCCAAGCGTCATAACCACTTCTTCTTCACCCGGCTTATCGCCTTTTTCACTTGGCGACGGGTTCTGATCCGACCACGTAAGTGGATGCGCCACAGCTTGTTCAAAATCGCCGCCCGGTGAAAACATGGTCATGGTTTGCCCCACGGACGGCGGGGCGTGGATTTTCAGGGCTCCGGCCTGTTGCCCGTATGGAACCCATGGGCCAAGAAAATCTTGGCCCTGGTCATCCTTGCCCAGCTTCAGCCGAACGCGCTGTTTCTTGGTATCCACTTCCGCAACCGTGCCGTGGCGCATTTGGTTGGCAACGCGCCTTTCAAGCTCTGTGATGCGTGATAGAAGGTGCGAGATTAACTGTTGCATCTTAGACCTACGTTAAAACGCCATAGGAAGCCACAGGAGCGGCGAAACTGATTTTTAGGTACGCGGGTAGCCGGAACAGCTTTCGGGGCTGTGCGGGGCTTAAAACGCCACGCTACGGCAAGACGGGATCATCATCACCCGGCTCTTGCGGAACGTTGAACTCCACCTCCTCTTGTGTGAACTCATGTTCACCCGCACCAAGGCGGCCAGAAGTAAGCGGCGGGATAACTTCTTCGCCGGTAAGCGGCGAAAGATAGGCGGGGCCAATGCCAAGGCCGTAAGCCATATCGAGATTAAGGCCAAGCTCCTGCATCGCCTGCACCCACGTTTCAGGTGGGTTTGTGCCAATCATCGAGCGCGCGATGATTTCGGCAACGCCTGTCTCGCCATCTGCGGTTAGGTTGGCGATAAGATCAGACCAAGCGTGCGATGGGGCCTGATTAACGGCAGGCTCGCCGATACTGCACACAGAAAGGATAAGCTGCCGCGCGGCGAAGCGGTGCCCTTGATCGTTCGCGGCCCCGCGCTTTGAAACGGATTTCTTGATACCCGTAACAGTCTTGCGCCACAGCTTGGCCCATTTGCCCTCGCCGCCCATCAGCGCGCGCCAAATCTGCCGTTCAATGATATCGATGCCCAGCTCTATGGCCGGGTCAGTAGCCGGGATGATGATTGCCGATTGCCCGTTTTCCGTGTCGTTAATCCGGGTTGAAACAACAATCTCGAAAACAAGGTCTATCGTGTGGTCTCCATCAAACCACTGCTTACCGTTGGTTTCCGAAACTGATAAATCGGTGAAAACGTTGATGAGCGGCTTGGCATCATCGCCCATATAGGGCTCGGGATCGCCAAGGCTATCATGGACGTTTTGCATTGCGTAGGTAGAGCCCTCTCGCAAGGCGCGCACGGCTGACGTGCGCAAAGCAACCCGTATAAGGCTCATTTAACCACCGATAGCCGATAGGTGCGGTCGCCGGAAGGCGTAACAGGCAGGCACCAGACCACGGCATAGGTCTTGCCCTGGAAAACTACGTGGTCTTTCTCGCGAATGGCATAGCCAATCGTTAGGAGATCATCGCGAGATATCCAAAGCTCGGACAGGCCGGAAGCAACGCGAGTTGCCCCAACCAAGCCCGAGCCCTGCGATGTGCCTTGAGTGCGCTGAGCCGCAACCTCCTGCGAGAAAACAGCCTTGACGGTTTTCTGCGGTCGCGCACCATCCACGGACGTTCCATAGTCGGAACCGTTTTGCGGGATGATAAGCACGGTATCGCCGAAAGCGACAACCTGTGCCGCCTGAGCTTGGCGGTCCAGTTCATCAAAGTCACTCATCGCATACCTTTGGATAGTTATGCGGCGGGGCTAGAAGCCCGCCGCTGTTATGGGCCTAGGTCCGCTTACCACGGAACAGCGCGCCGGGCATGATGCAGACGGGAAGCGGATACTGTGCAATCTCCACCTCAACATGCGCATCGCGGCCAGAAACGTCCGGCAGAACCCACGAATAGAGCTTCTGACCGAGCGTGTTGACGTACTGCATACCTTCGGCCGGGGCAAGCACCCACTGGAAGATACCAGCGCCAAGCGGGAAGATGCGGCATTCATCGGTTGGAATGCCTACCTTCTTCTTCGCGTACATGCTATCGGTGCCCCGATAATTCCACCACGACATACCGCCGAAGTCAATCATCTGGTAGGCCGCGCCGATCCTGTCGGAAGTTGCGGCGGCCGGGGTATTCAGATAGCGCTCGCGAACTTCCTTGTGCGCCGAGAAGTTGTCATAGAAGTTGTCGCCGCACAGGGCCGTCCACTGGACCGCGTTGCCGCCGATGCCGAAAAGCGCGTCCATGCCCTTCCGCTGCATATCAACGATCTTCTGGCGAAGCGCGTTGTTCGCGGGGGAAGCGTTGTCCAGGTCGAAATCGATCACGGATTGCCGAGACTGCGAAAGCTCGGTGCACCAATCATAGATCGTGGAGCCGTCCGTATCCTTGAACGTGCCGTCGATCAGATTGAGCAGGTGGTATTCTTCCGTAAGCTGCATATCGGTGCGCATTTCGGCCTGCCGCATGGCCACTTCGGTCATGATGGCTTCCAGCTCGGTCTCGCTGCCGAAAGCACGGATGCCCTGAACTTCGTCCGCGCGCATCTTGCTCTGAAGCGCAATTCGCGTGGTTTCGAAGTTGCGCATCTTGCGCTTGTCGCGGCCCTTGTGCGGGAAGGGCGTTCCGCGTTCCGTGATGTGGATAAGCGCCGGGGCGTGCGAACGCTCTTCGATGTACACGCCAAGCGTGCGCACGGGCCGGTCCTGAACAAGGCCGGGCATTGCGCGAAGGAAGCCGGGCACATACCCGATTTTCTGCACAGCGGCAGTCATCGAGATCGCCGAGAAGGCATCCTGATGGAAAACGTCCATAGTGATCATGCGTTAGATCATCCTTTGGAGATTGAAGACGTGACAGTTCATCCCGCCGCCCGAAGACGGCGGGGTATGTGGTTAGATCAGGCTAGCCGGGGCTAGCTGTTCTGCGGATAGAGCGGGTCGTTCGCGCCGCGCACGCGAATTTGCAGAAGGTCGCGAAGCTGCCGCTCGGCCGCCCGCTTCTGCTCTTCGGTCATGCCGGACTTCCATTCCAGCGCGCCGCCGAAAACTTCAGCCTGCCGAACAACGAAAGCCGCCTTGGTTGTGGACGGGTTTGCAGAGGTGACGCCTGCATAGATCACGCCGGACGGGGCCGCGTGCGCAGCCGGGTCGAACTCCTTCCACTCGAAGTCATCCACGTTCAGGTTCACGTCCACGTAAACTTCTTCGCCAGCGGTAAAGTCGGTGCCGCCATCGGCCAGGGTGAACTTGATTTCGCCGTTGTACGCCGAGCCAACCGCGCCAGCCAGCGCCAGCTTAAAGCCGTTCGGGTCGTAAACGTCGAAAGCAGCCGTTGCGCCGGTTGTGGTCATCACCAGCTTGTAGCGGCCCTGTTTCACCGTAGCCGCGTCAACAGCGGGGCTTGCTGCCGTAAGAACGCCATCGCCAAGGCCAAGGCGCTCTGTCTGGGAAAGCTTCCCGTAAACGTCGGCAATATCGATATACCAGCGGTCGCCAACGCCGATTGCGCCGGATGCGTTGGGAATGGTGAACTTCACAATGCCGGTGAAAGCAACGTTCTGGGTTGCCTGCCCCACGAATGAACCATCCGGGGCATAAACGCCGAACTGCGCATTGTTGTCGGCTCCGGCGTTGGTTTCGGCAACGATACACTCAACGGTGTAACGGCCATAAGCCGCCCCGGCCGCGAAGGCCGGGTTAGCCAGGGTAAGGGCCGCCGCGCTGTCGTTGTCGCTGTCGGTTGTTGCGGTTGCGGCCTTATTGGCTTCCGTTGGCACCTTCACCACAACGTGGCCGGACTTCAGCGTTTGGGAAGCGGCAACCTTGCCCGCTTCGCGCGACTGGTGCCCGTTGGCCTCCGAGATAAGGAATTCGCCGGGGTGACGGCCTTCCGTCAAAGTTGTCATATAGAACCTCTGATTTTGTAACTGTGTGAGACGGCCCGCCCGCTAGGCGGGTCCGGCTGCTACGCGGCCTTGAAGCCCCGCTGCTTATTCACCTTCGCCACGGCCTTGTCCCAAGACGCATCGATTGCGGCCTGGGTGGTGGGAGCCGGAACGTTATGGGCATCGGCCAGCGCGCCAGCGTCGGCCCGCTCGGCCAGCGGCGGGATCGCCGAAGCTTCGGAAGCCGCAGCTTCGAGAATGGCCGTTGCCTGTTCGATGGAAAGGCCCTGCCGCGCCAGCTCGTTGGCCAGCTTGCCTTTGCCCTTCGCGGCCTCGGAATTCACGATGCCATCATAGCGCGCACGCTCTGCGGCCACCGCATCGGCAATGGCCTTGGTGTGGTCCGCGATAACGGGGGGAAGGTTGTCTTCGGTTGCCATTGTGGCTCCTTTGCGTTTCTTCCAGCCAGCGCTTACGCCGCTGGAAAGTTCGGTGAACACGCCTTCAAAGGTTCCGATAGCATCAGCCAAACCGGCCTTGATTGCTTCTTCACCTGTGAAGTCCCCCGCCTCAGTGGCGCGGGCAGCTTTGGCCGTAAGGCGGGATGCCCCACGGCCCTCTTCAACCGCCTGCGTAAAGCGGTCATAAAGCCCCATAACCATTTCCTGTGCGTTTTCACGCGCACGCTCGGAAAGGGGCTCAAAGGGATTGCCGTCTGCCTTTTTGGCACCAGCGGTGATTATCGTGGGATCAATGCCCTGAGCTTCCAGCTCTTTGCTGTGGTCCAGGTGTATCCAGATAACACCAATGCTTCCAAGCGCAGACGTTGGCGAAACCACAATCTGTGAAGCCTGGGAGGCAATCCAATAGCCAGCGCTATAGGCGTGATCATTGATCACGGCATAGACTGGCTTTTCATCGCGCAACGCGCGAATGGATGCGGCAAGGTTGGCGATGCCACCCACCTCGCCGCCGAAGCTGTCGATGTCCAGGATAACGCCGCGCGTGTGCGGGTCGGCCCGTGCATCGGCAAGCTGTGCAGCAATGCCCTCGTAGCTCTGCAATCCTGAATAGCTGCCTATCCAGGCACCACGGTTAACAAGGGAGCCGGTGATGGAAATCACCGCAATCCCGCTTTCGGCCGGATTGAAGCTGTAAGAACCATCGGGCCGCTTGCGGCTTCCGAAGAATTCGTTAGCCTCAACTTCGTTCTTCGCATCACGAAGAAGCGCTTCCTCGTTTAAGGAGCCGCCGAAGATGCGTTTGTGCAGCGCGGCGCAAATGATTTCCGCCTTGCCAGGATGAAGCAACAACGGCGTATTGTAGAGCCGTTGCGCAATCTGTGGAAGGTTGAACAAGCTAACCTCCAATGAAGGCGCGGCGGGAAGGCGGCTTGCCTTGCTTCGCCTTACACGCCTCTACCAACTTGGCCAGTTCAATGCGCATCTCTTGCACATTGGCGCGGCCATATTCCACGCGGCGTCTGGTGCCTCCTTCCGTCCAAAACTCAACAACAAGCGCCTGACCGCCCGTAATGATGTTTTGGATTATGGATTTCAGCTCTTCAACGGCCACGCAAGGGTCTGCGTTTAAAACCGCCATCAATACTCCTCAGATGATCTGCCCTCTTCGGCCTCCTGTTTCTTCGCCTCATCGCTAGAAATTTTTTCACGGGCTAGAGTGGCCGCCGTTTCAGCGGCCAACTCTATGCCCAACTCTTCACGCAACTCCTTCTCTGCGGCAAGATAGGCTACGGTGTCCTCGTAATCGTAGCCCAAGTCATCGCAAAGCTGGGTAAGCGAAAGCGCGCCAATCTCGTTTAGGATTTTGACCGCCTTAGCCATCTTTTCGTCATCGGCCTGTGGCCGTGGCGTGCCCTTCCATTCCGCGTAGCAGATGCCTGCACGTTCAGACATGAACTGTTCCATGCCACCCGGAAGCATCACCCGCCCCGTCTCAATCTGCTCTTCAAGCCAATTCTCGTAGCAGCCGTTATTGAACGGAGACAGCACGTTGCGCCGCCGCTCCATCACGATTGCCCAGATTTGATGAACGGCCATGCGGATTGACGAGAAGGTTACGCCCGCGTAATCGCCCGTGAAATCCTCATAGGTGATGCCAAGGCAACGGGCAATCTCGCGAAGAAGCATCTTCGCGTATGTCTCATATTCGCCCGCCGCGCCCTTAACGGTCATCAGGTCCAGCTTCTGGCCGGGAAACAGGTGGGCAATGCGCCCGGCCGTGCCGATATCGATCTGTGCGCCCTCGTACCATCCCTGTTGCGCCGCGTTCCAACAATCGAACGCCGATACGCTGTCCCCCGCCGATGAAACCTGCGCTTGCTCCTTGTGGGTAAGCAGACCTTGCATTGCTTCATTGGTGGGATATTCGGACGTAAGGGTTGCCGCGAAGACGCTTCGCAGGATATTGGCCGTAAGTGTGGCGTTGGCCAATTGGTCGAAGCGCTTTGCCACGCGAAGCGCCGGGGTAAGGGGGCTAATGCCCCTTACCTGTCCGGCCATGCCGTCGAACACGTGCAGCAACCGCAACCGATTATAACGGTCACGCGCGGGCACCATAAGGTCGCGGTATTGGCCGAAATGGTTTGTGTATTTGAACCTATACGCCATGGGCCGCCCGTGCGTGTTAAGCTGGACGCCCTGAACAACGTTGTCTAACAGGTTGGTTTCGCGCGACATGCGCATGGGAGGGATAACGCGCACCTTGCTTTTGTTCAAGGAGTTGGCCGCGTTGATGTACGGAAGCTCCGCCACGATTTCACCCGTGGCGATGAACGACATATACGCCTGCCGCTGTTGCTTGCCGTGATCGGAGCGGCCTTCCGCGTCGCATTCATTGGCGCTGCATGCGTAGCTGTGCCACAGGGCCTCTACATCCTTGGCCCATTGCTTGGCCGTGGTTTCATCCATGCCAAGGCTTTGATATTTGGGTTTCGCCTGTAGACGAAGCCCGCCGCCTACCACGCTGGCCGCAGAAGCTTCGATGCCGCCCGCTATCCATCCAACGTTTTGGGCCATGTCCACGGCCCGCGCCTGTGCACGGTCGTAGGCTTCCCCAACGTCTTCACGCGGCTCGCGCAGCATGGGCCACCACTTCGCCCAAACCGTGCCCTTCTCGCCTTCCATGAAGCGCGCGTTCGGCCGTGGCTTATCGTTCCTTCCGCCGTTAGGCAGAAGGTTTCGCAACGTATCAAGAAAGGCCATTGTAACTCCTAAAGCTTTCTGGCCGCCTGTGCCATGCGCTTGCGTAAGCCTTCGCCAACGCTTTTGCCGCTATGGCTGTCTTCTTCGGTAACGCCGCCGCTTCTTTCAACGCCTTCCGGGATCAGATGGCAATTCAGAAGCCACGCGGCAGCACGCGCAAGGGCTTCGGCGTCCAGATAATGGTTCTCGGATGAGCGCACAATCCACTCCGGCTTACCCGTATCGGGGTCTATGATGCGGTTTTCCGCCGCAACTTGACGGCAATAATCTTCCGTGGCGTTGCTGGGTAGCAGGAACGCGCCCGGCTTATCCATCGGAAGGCGGATTGCGCTATGCGTCCATTGCTTGAAGAAATCGCTGTCCACGTGAACAAGCTCAATCTTCCGCCTTAGGCCGCCGTCATCAATGCCATGCTCCACAATGCTAAGGGGCTTCATGCGCACGTGGTGGCCGCGTGTAGCGCGGCACAACCATGAATTCTTCCAACAGAAATCATAAACGGTATGTGCGTCGCCGCTTGATTTCTTGTTTGGCCGGAAGCCCGCGTCTATGAACGCCTTTGAGACGAGCATGCCCGCGCGCTCGGCCGTAAGAACCTTGTAAAGCTCTTCCCAAACGTCATTGTGATGCGTTGGACCCCAAATCTCATTGGCGTCCACAAGCCAGGATGTGCCGCGAGAACCCCAACCACGGATAACGTAGACAAGCCGCTTTTGCTGCACGTCCACGCCTGCCGTAAGGATCACCGCGCCCAAAGGCACGTTGCCCATGGGGTACGGAAGCTTGCGCCCGGCTACTTCCTTCCACGTGACAGCGTTTTCAACTTCCAGATGGGAGAAGCATTCGCCGAAAGCGGAATTGATGACCGTTTGGATTTTGTTTGCATCGCCTGTGGCCATTTCACCAAGTAGGCGCGCAGCACGCTCCCCAAACGTTCTAAACGGACTACACAGCCCCGAAACCCAAAAGCTAATGGTGGTAGTGGCGGGATGGCTTCCCGCCACTGTACCGGCCTTATTTACGGTTTGGCCCGGTGCCACATAAACGCCGCGCTCGTTCATCTCCTGCTTATGGTGCTCTTCGATCACCCCACCGCATCCGGGGCATTCCAGATACGCGGAATGCAGCACCTGCGCGGGGCTCTCGTGCTTCGGCCATTTCAGCAGGTCGGCGCGCGGCACAAAGAAGTCTCCGCAGTGCGGACACGGCCAGCACCAATGATGCCGCGTGCCCTCCTGCCAAAGCTTCCAGATGCCGCTTTTGATTTCATCGGGCTCCCGATACTTCCAGAAGCGCAAGCCGCTGTTGGGGTCAAGCTCCGTTTCCACCAAGCCAAGGGAGGGCGTGGAAACCACGCCAACCGAGAAGTCATCGTATGTTTCGCCACGCGCTTCCACAAGGCCAAGGGGATCGCCCTGGCCGCGAATGTTGTGCAGCATTTCGTCATATTCGTCCACCACGGCCAAGCCAGCCGGATCAGACTTAAGGGCTGTGGAGCTGCCGCCATGCGCCAAGCGCACGCGCACGCCAGCAATGCGCTTAAGCGTCTTGCTTTGCATACGGTCGCCTAGCAACTTGGCTTGCAACGTGGCCGATTGCTCAAACAGCTCCACCAACCGGGGCTCAAACTGCGTTTTGACGAATTCCGCAGTAGGCCCCGCGTAAAGGATAGGCACGGGCCTTTGATCAAGCCGCGCACCCATAACGTCTAGCAGCGCTTCCGTCTTGCCGCTTTGGGCGGCCATGGCGAGAACGCAGCGCTTATATTCGCCGCTGTCCAGCGCGTGCTCGAAAGGGATGATGTACGGGGTTAGGCCGGGATCGCGAGCGCCCGGCCTGCCGCTGGTTTCTGGATAGACGCGGTTTTGATATGCCCAGATATCGGGCTTATTCCTCTCTACTGGCTCTAGTATCTTCGCGGATAGCTTCGCAAGCCTCGCCATATTTCGAAGCGAGCGCGGCCAGTTCGCGCCTGATGCCGTCAACGGCACGTTCAATGCGGTTTCTGACATCCCTGTCCCTTGTTCCAATCATGGCGGGAAGACCGGCCAGACGCGATACAACTTCGCCCATCATCGTGGCAACGAAAGCCTCGGCTTCTTCCACGGGCACAAGCTGGCCGCCTTTCGCGGCCATGCGCTGCTCAATCTCTTTCGCGCGAATAGCTTGGAGCTTCTTTTGGGTTTCCGTGCCAAGGTTCTGACGCCTTTCGCCCTTCGCCCAAGCAATGATGCCGCGAATGCTTTCTTGAAGACTGTACAGCTTGTTTTTGTCCGGCGCGATGAAGCCGCCCTTTGCCAAGTCGTCAAGCTGCCTTGACGGCATGCCGCATAGCTCACCAAGCTCGAATTGCCGGTATCGGCCATCTTGCAGGAACTTGATATATCCCTGCATCAGCTCAAGAAGGTGATACCGGCCCCGCTTCATAGCGTAATAGCCAAGGTTGCCGATGCGCTTTACATCACGCTCGGGGATATCAAGGAGCTTCGCGGCCTCAAACGCCGAAAGATAACCCCTTTCCGCCTGTTCTTCGGCCATTCATCCTCCTAGCGCAAGCCCGCAACCTTGTGCGTCTGAACCGAGACAAGCCAATCGTTCACCCGCGCCGCTTCCAGGCAAAGCTCCGTTGCCTTCTTCGACATGGAAAGCGGCTGCAAATAAACGGGCACGTGGTACGCCGTGGCGCTTTTGCGCACTTCAAGGCGTCTCGCCAGAAGCTTTTGCAGCGTTGTGATATCCGCTGGTTTTCCAACCGGCATCTTGATTTCGTCGGCGCGCAATAGCGCGTCATCAAGCACCACAAGGCCGCCCGGCATATCCACCTTGGGCGAGAGAGTTACGAAGGTTCCGGGGTCCGCGCTGATTTCGTGCGTGCCGCTGGTTTCGATCTGGGTTGTAAAGCCCAAGCTTTCGAGATCGTTTGTAACCTTGAAAAGGTCGTAAACGCACGGCTCGCCGCCCGTGAACACCACGTGGTTGTTGCCGTATTCCTTGGCTAGGCGCACCAGGAACGCGGCTTCCACGATGGCGAATTCAGGGGAGCCCGGCGCTTTGTTCGCAAGCGCCACATAGTGCACCAGATTGGCCGCGTTCACCTTCCAGGTGTATTTCGTATCGCACCACGGGCACCCTACGGCACAGCCTTGAAGCCGGAAGAAGGTGGAAGGCTTCCCCGTATGGGAGCCTTCCCCTTGCATCGTTGAGAAGTGTTCGTTAAGGAGCAAGCCTTCCGCAAAGCGCGTTTTGCTGCTCTCGCTTGGCCCGCCGCTTTGGCTTGTGCCCTTGGGCATATGCTGCTCTGTCACGTTCCGCCTCCACCCTGTTTTCCCACGGAAAGACAAGCCATGTCTCCGGGTCGATGATATACGCCACGGTCCCGCCGTGAACATGCTCCGATTTATCAAACCACGCGGCGAAGTGAACAACCGGAAAGGTGTCCATCGTTTCGCCGCTTTCGATAACATCGTCTATAACCAGCGTGTTAAGCTGGTCAACTTCGGCCCTATCCGTGATTAGCGGGATGCCAAGGCCATGGCTTACGGCAACCGCCATCGGCAGGCCGCCGCGCGGGATGCCGTACACGCTTTTAACGGAGCCCGATTTCACATAGTCCGCGTAAAAACGGATAAGGGCCTCAGCCCCCCTAGTGAAGTGAGCCCACGTAACCGCCAGCATGGAGCCGGTATGAAGCGCGGCATTTGCCGGTTTCTTCAATGATCGTTTCAACGAGTTGCACCCCCGTGCCAAATAACTGCATGGGGCCAACGCAGCAGACCAAATGCCTAGCCATGTTCTCCGCTGTAGGGTTGAAAGGAACGGCAACCACTGTTCTGTCGATTTCCATGAGAGCCCGCAAACGCGGGTCTTGTTCCCATAACAGAAACTTGTGGTCCCAATTCTCCTCAAGCCATGCGCACAGCAACGTCTTGATTTGAGAAAAGTCCAGCACACGCCCAATGTGGTCAAGCGTGTGCGCCGCGCACACAAGGTGGAATTTGTAGTTGTGGCCGTGAAGGTGCGCGCACTTCCCCTCATGGCCCCAAACGCTATGACCGGCGCAAATCTCGTGCGTGCGCGTGGCCGTGATAACGCCGTTTGTGATGCTCACTTTGCAAGCTCCATCAGCCCCAACATACGCTCCATTTGGTGGGGTAGGTTCATTGTTCCGCGCGCGGCCTGGGTAATCATCACGGTGCCCGCATCTCGCACGCCACGCCAGCACGCACAGAAATGCCGCGCCTGAACGATCACGCCAACGCCACGCGGCGCAAAGGCCGCGTGCAGGGCTTCCACAAGCTGTTGCGTGGCTTCCTCCTGTATCTGCGGCCTGGACATGATGTGTTCTGTGATGCGCCCAAACTTCGATAGACCGAGCAGGGCGTTCCCTGAGAGCACGCCTACCCATGCCTTCCCAATGATGGGAACCAAATGGTGGCTACAAGCCGAATTAAAGCCCCAAGGGCCTGCTACAAACATATCGGAGCCCTGCACCACGTTGGGGAACGAAGTGGCTTCAGGCGGCCTTAAATAGCGCCCCTTGAACACTTCGCGCACGTACATCTTCGCCACGCGCGCGGCAGTGTTCTTCGCGTTGGGATCATTCTCCCTGTCGATCAGAAGGGCGTCAAGTACGCCCTCCATCGCAAGCTTAACCCCTTCCTCGATGCACTCCATTTCGAAGTCATCGATATAATCGGCCAGCGATGCATTGGCGTGCATCGAAACGCCCTTCGCCTTTAGCTGGGATCGAACTTTTTCGATCACCAGCCTAACGTCATACGGCTTTTCCATGGTATCGGCCCGCGTCATAGTGCTGCATCAGCAAGCGCGTATAGATGCTTGTCGTGATCGCAAAGAACAGTTTCACACCAAGAACGCGGCGTAACTCACAAGAAAATTCCACCCACGAGGCCGTTGTGATGTTCTGCCAAGTGGAACACACACCTTTGCCAGCGTCTGGGGCAAAGATTGAATAGGGATCATATCCCAGCTTGCGGATGCGCTCGGCCACGCGCCGGTTAAGCTTGGCGCGGGTAAGCTGGCGCGGGTGAAGCAACTCCATCACGCCGTGCCCCATATAGACGGATACCGTACCGAAGCGCCCGCCCTGTTTCCAAGAGCTACTGTCCACGCTGTACGGCTTCAGAAGCTTGATTAGGGGCCAACGTGTCATGCCCAGCAAATGCGCCTTGCGCCCTGCCGACCATTCAATCATTTTGGCCGCCCATTGCGCGCCCGCCAGATTGGCGGACGCAAGGCCGCCGAAAGCCACGTAATCAGAAGTCTGATAGTAGGCGTTGACGGTTTCTTCCGTATCGCCCCGCGTGGCGATGGGGATAGGCTTGAAGCCCCGCGAGAGCATGATTTCGTAATTGCGTAGGGTCTGCTCCGGTTGCCCGATCACGTCTAGCGTGTAATAGCAATCCGGCATAAGGCCGTCCATGCGCAACGTATCCAGGAAGCCGCAATAGCCGTCAAGCGTTACCTCCTTCCCCATCTTGAAGGCGGTAAAGGCCCCGCTGTCCAACATGAATTCGATATCCTCCCGCCTGCTCTTCACCAGCTTGCGCAGGTCTGAACCAAGGTAGGAGTAGGATATCAGGATGGGAATTCTATTCGATTTCGAGGCTGTCTCCAAAATCGATGTCTCCCCCGTCTCGCATGGCCTGCAAGGCGTTATCCAGGTGCTTCTTCACCGTGTCTTTGTGCTGCGGCAGGCAACGCACCTTGATTACCGCTTTCAGCTCTGCCACGTCTCCGGCCAGCTCTTCCGCCGTAACGGTGGGCTTCCAACCGCCAATGATGGTTTGCAGCTCATCATCCGAGAAACCGGCCCCGGCCGGGTCCATATCTTGGTCGATAAGCTTCTGAACAGCGGCGGCCAGAAGCTCGTCGTTCCACGTGCTGTCTTCGCCGAAACGGTTGTCAGCCAGGATAAGCTCCAAGGCTTCCGCATCCGTGCCCTCGAAGATGGCGCACGGAATGCTTGCCGCCTTGTCCACGCAACCAAACGCCTGCCAACGCTTATGACCGGCCAGAATGGTGCCATCGGGCCGCGCCACAAGCGCGCCCACGAAACCCACGCGCTTCATGTAATCGGCCAGCTTCTGAATTGAAGCCGCATCGTGCTCGCGCGGGTTTTCGGGATGCGGCTTGAACCAATTCCAGGGCCGCACTTCGATTTCTGATACCTTGGCCTCAAGGCCCTTCTTCAGCTTCGCCATTAGCGCCGCCCTCTCTTTTCAGTGCACAGCTCGGCAGCTATGCGTATAGCGCTTGCCGCAACGTCGATAGCCTCTTTGCGCATGGCTTCGAGATCGCGGTTGCGTTGCTTCGTCCAAACGTGCTCTTTCAGCTCTTCGAACTCTTCCATAAGAACGCCGAAGCCTTCGTGAGCACTGTTGAACGGCCCGTATATCTCGCGAGATTGGGCCGCCAATTTCAGGGCGGCCAGCGCCGCCCGAACGAATTTCTTCTTAGGTCTCATCGCAGAACCCCGCCCGCTTGCGACGCCACAGCAGATAGTCAGCCCCTTCTTCCACATCAGGGAAGCAATGCACGTAGCCAGCGCCGCCGCGTGCAAGGGGATCGATAACGGAGACGATGGAAGCGCCCGTGATCTGGTGTCCGAACTGCCCCTTTTCCGCGTAACTGTCGATGGCCTTGTAGCCCTTGGCGCGGCATGCCCAAAACTGGCCGCCCTGGAAAGGGTGCTCGCTATGAAACATGGCGTAGTTGTGGCGATGGCCGCAGATGTACAGGGCCGCCTGTGCGCGCTCTGCCATCTTCATGGGGCCTTGCAGCGGGTTGATCGCCGAGCTTCCCTTGAAGTCGTGCGCCGCCCATATGGGAAGTTTCAAACCGCACGGAAAGGTAAGCTTGATTTGGGCCTGCCAATCGTGAAGCGGGACGATGTTCCGCGCTTGCGCGCGCATCAGCTCACTTCCACCGCGCCAAGCGTCGTGGTTTCCAAGCAACCACATCAGCCACTCAACCCCGGAACGGTGCAACAGCCACTCCACAAGCTGTGCGGCCTGGGTGCGGGTAACAAGCTGTTCCTCGTAAAGGTGCAAAAGCTTGCCAAGCCAATTATTGGTGCTGTCACCGATATTGGCACCCACCATGCCCGGCGTTTTGGCCGTTACTGCAACGTCATAGCGCAATTGCGGCCAATCGCAACCACCATCGTCCATATGGGGATCACCAAACCACACAATCCCCATAGGTGCGTCGCTGTTCACGGCAATTTCATGCCACCGTCTTGCAGCGTGTTCGCGATGGGTGCGCCGGTAGGCGATTTCCAGGCCGTCCAGTAGCTCTTCGTCGCTCATTGCCGCGCTTGGAAGGCGCGGCTGAGTAAGTACAGCACCAACCGGGGCCTGCTCTGCATGGGGCATTAGCCCCGCGCTACGCCCCATCTTCGCGCGATCATACAGCGTTGTCTTGCTGATGCCTGATGCTCTCGATGCCTGCTCATATGTGCCGTGTTTTAGCACAAGGTCAAGCGCCTGTTGCCAAAGCTGTGCCTTGGCGTCTTCACGGTCCATATGCCCGTATCTCCACAATTGCCCTACGCAGCACAAAGGGAGATAGATTGAAAGGCGGGGCGGCTCACGTGATCACGCTCATAATCACGCTTACCGCCCCGCCATAGCGCCGCGCCATGCCGTCGAAGTCATGGGGTCGCTAATGAAAACCGGGGCTGCATGCCAGTGCGCCCCGGTTCCGGGTCTCTACCGTGGCATTGGGGGAAGGAAAGCCCCATAGCCATAGGAGACGCCTTTACCTGGGATCAACAACCATCCACATTAGCACCTCTTCCACGCCAAGCACGTGGCAAGAGATCGTGCGCGGCCCATCGCCCCACCTAATCTTCGTGCTTGTGGGCACGCTATAGGTCTGGGTTAGCAATTGGCACTTGCGGATAAATTCCATTTCCGTCCAGCCCTTAACCTCGTATCCGTCTCCCACGTTGTACAGGCCGGGCTTCGATGTGGCCGCACTGCGAAGAAAGCACACCTGATTTCCATTGCAGGCCACGTTAGCCGCACCTGGAAGAGGTTCTGATGCTACGGGGAACGCAAATAGAACAAAAATAGTCCAAAGATATGCAGCCAATGCGCAACTCCTTTCTATGGATTTTCCTGCGGGTAGATTTCTATTCCCCCTGAACAAGAAAAAGGTCTCTTCGCTGGGTTTTCGGGGGGCGGCC